CGGGCGATGCCCGAACGCCAGTCGATTCGCGCGGCCATCGAGAACGAAAAGGCGCGCCTGAAAGAGGCGTCCAAGCTGGCCGAGAAGGCCAAAGAAGAGGCCGAATATGGCTGACGGTTCTACCCCCGAGGCCCCGAGCCTGAATGGCTTGGTCGGACTCGGAATCACGCTCAAGTCGATCGACATCGAGAAGCGCCGAGTCGACTTCATCGCGAGCACGGATGCGGTCGACACCTACGACGAGATCGTGGACCAGGCCTCCTGGGAGCTCGATAAGTTCAAGGCCAATCCGGTCATCCTGTTCGCGCACAACTCGCGCGCACTGCCGATCGGTAAAGCGGTCGACGTTGGCGTGAAGAACGGCCGGCTCGAGTGCACGATCGAGTTCGCCACCGAGGACGCGAATCCCGAGGCCGAGAAGGTCTGGAAGCTCATCCAAGGCGGCTTCCTCCGCGCCGTGTCCGTCGGCTTCATCCCCACTGACTACAAGTGGGAGAAGCGCGACGGCAAAGAGGTCTTCGTTCTTTATGGGAACAGCCTCCGAGAGATCAGCGTGACGCCGGTTCCGGCAAACCACGAAGCGCTCGCGAAGATGCGAGCCCGAGCGATGGCCGAGCGATCGGCGGACACCAAAGACAAGGCTCCGCCCCCGGCGAGCACGGAGAACAACATGGACGAAGCGACGAAGAAGGCACTCGAGGCGAAGGACGCGGAGCTCAAGGCCGCGGGCGAGAGGCTCGAAGCCGCGACCAAGGCGCTCGCGGAAGCGGGTGTCGAGGCGGCGAAGGCTGCGAGTGCTCTCGAGACCGCGAACAAGGCCGCGGAGGCGCTCAAGTCCGCTCTCGGCTGCAAGGCCGACGAGAGCCTCGAAGATGGCGCCAAGCGCGTCGTTTCCGAACGCGACGCCCTCGCGAAGGAGAAGGCCGACCTCACCGACAAGGCCACCGAGCGCGACGTCGACGACCTCATCGGCAAGAAGATCACGCCCGCGCAGAAGGACGACTTCCTCGGTCTCGCGAAGAAGGACCGCGCTTCGTTCGACTCGATCGTGAAGGGCCTTCCCGACCTCGGCCTGACCTCGACTGTCGTCGACCCGACCAAGGGCAAGGCGGCGTCGGACGACGGCGATCTCTCCGACGAGCTTGGCGCGGACGGTGAGCCCTCCGGCTCCAGCGACGACGGCGACTTCGGCGACGAGCTCTGAGACACAACGCGCCGTAGGCGCCTGAACCAACCCAACGACTCGCGTCGCGCGAGCAACCGACCGCCGATTGGCGCGCACGGAGTGGCGACGCTTTTTCTCTGAAAGGCTCCCAAATGGCCACTCGTGCACACAACAAGATCCAGAATGCCCTCATCCAGGAGTTCACCGTCGCCGCCGGCCAGGTCGCGACCAAGGGACTCAGCGTCAAGTTCGCCTCGGCGGACGACGAGTGCCAGGACTGCGGCGCTGGCGAAGACGGCATGGGCATCGCGCTCAACTCGGCCACGGCCGGTGAAAAGGTCTCCGTCGCCCTCGACGGCCACGCCATCGTCCCCGTGAAGGTCGGCAGCGCCGGCACCGCGACCCGCGGCCTCTTCGCCATCACCAACGCGACCGGCTTCACCAACCAGGCAATCGCGGACGGCACCACCATTCGCAACCTGCGCGGCAAGTTCATGCAGAGCGGCGTCGCTGGCGACCTCGTCGGCCTGCTCATCGGCGTGACGACTCCCAAGTCCACGGCCTGATTCCCAAGCGCGACTGACGTCCGCGCACTCCGATTCTCGACGTCGAGCCCACCACCCTACGCGCACTGACCCGACCGCCCTCGATGGCGCGTCGGGCGGTGGCGCTCGCTCTCAAAGGACTCCAGACAAAATGGAAAACGCCATCTTTCAGGCCAACGTGACCCGCGCGGTCGGTTCCGACGTCGTGAAGCGCGCGAAGGCGCTCATCGCCCGCGCCAAGAGCGACCCGAAGCTCCGCGCGAAGCTCGACAAGGCGAACGCGGGCCTCCTCAACTGCAAGGCAGTCAGCGGCTCGCTGCACAACGACGGCACCCTCGCGAACATCTCCGTTCAGTACAAGAACGAGGACTACATCGGCACGCAGTTGATGCCGATTGTGTCGGTCGCGAAGAAGAGCGACAAGTACTTCATCTACTCGAAGCGCGATCGCCTCGCGACTCCGGACGACTCGGTGTCGAACCGCTCGACTCCGAACGAGATCACCGAGACTCGCACCACGAGCAACTACTCGGTCAAGCCGTACGCACTCCTCGACTTCATCGACTCGAGCGACCTCGCGAACCAGGACGCGCCGCTGAACGAGATGATCGATCTCGTCGCCGCGGTGAACGAGGCCCTCGCGCTCGCGCAGGAGAAGCGCCACGCCGCGGTGCTCACGACCGCCGGCAACTTCGCCACCACGTCGACCAAGGCCGGCACCACGCAGTGGTCCGACTACTCGACGTTCACCGAGTCGCCGTACGAAGCCGTCGCGACCGCGATCGATGCGATCTGGCAGCCCGCCGCGGGCTCCTCGCGCCTCGTCGGCTACACCTCGCGCGCGGTCTTCAACAAGCTCCGCCGCCACCCCACGGTGGTGACCGACTTCAAGCACCAGTCGGGCCTCCGCCTCCCCAACCGCACGCAGCTCGCCGAGTACCTCGGCCTCGACGATCTCCTCGTCGGCGCGGCGTGGGAGGACACTGCGAACGAGGGCCAGACCGCCTCGTACAGCCGCATCTGGGGCAAGCACTTCGGCGTCATCCGTGTCGCCACGAGCCCCGGCATCCGCCACGCGAGCTTCGGCTACACCTTCCGCTTCGGCCAGAAGGAGACCCACGAGTGGTTCGATCCCAAGCCCGGCGTCAAGGGCGGCTACTACGCCAAGGTCGGTCACGAGGTCGACGAGAAGGTCGTCTCGTCGGACACCGGCTACCTGATGCTCAACGTGGTGGCCTGATGGCTAAGGCGAAATCCCCGAGCGCGGAGGCCTCCCTCCCGCTCGGCGACGAGCCCTCGCTCAGTCCCTCGCCCGAAGCCGCGAAAGCGGCCGAGGACGCGGAGCTTGCCGCGATGCTCGCCGAGGAAGAGGCCGCGAAGGCCAAGGCCGCCGAGCTCGAGGCGCTATCGGAACGCGACTACGCCGACCACGAGGCCGAGAAGGCCCGTCGGGCCTCCGCCAACGGTGACCTCCCGCTCCGCACGGCCGAGCCCCGGCTCACGTTCAAGGATGCCGATTCCTCCGCCGAGGAGCCTCTCCAGGGCCCTCGCGTGAAGGTGTGGCCCTACGGCTCCATCGACTGGGACAGCGCCTCCTACGAGGCGAACCTCGAGTTCACCGTCGACACGACGAAGCATAGCGAGGACGCGTTCCTTGGTCTCGTCGCCGCCGGCGCCCTCATTCGTTTGGACTGACAAGGAGGCGAGATGGCGCGAACGAAAAAACAAGCGCTCGAGAAGCGCATCTCGCCGAAGTCTCTCAAGCGGATCTACGACGACAACCACTCAGGCAACAGCGACAACGACGCCGTGGAGCAGTTGCTCGAAGACGCGGAGGCGAAGGTCAATTCGTACCTCGCCCCGCTCGGGCTCTTGCCCTTCGATGTCGGCCAAGTGCCGCGCGAGGTGACTCGTCTCGACCTGGACGTCGCAGTCGCGTACGCGGCGCAGCGTCACCCCGAGGCGGTCATCGGGCTCGATTGGATCAAGCTCATGGAGCAGGCGGAGAAGGACCTCTGCCGGCTCCGCGACGGCAAGACGATGCTCGGCGAGTCGCCTCCCGATCCTGCTGCGAACCACGGCGGCGCGCTGTTCGACTCGACTACGTCGGGCGGGACCGCGTCGACTTCCACGGTCTGCCGCGAAGGTGGGTTCTGGGAGAAGATGGGCGACTTTTGATGCTTAGGATTGGGGCATGAGCGAACCGCGAACCGAATTCGGCCCCTGCCTCCGCTGCATCGACACGGACTCCAGCATCAAGCGCATCTGCCGCAAGATCGGCATCTGCGCCGCGTGCGCGCGGGCAGCCAATGCCTCGTTCGCGGTCGACATCCGGGCCGCCATCGCGCGCGGAGAGAAGGTCGGCGGCTCGCCGGAATGGGCCGACGCCAACTTTGGCCCCGAGGCGGGTTGATGCCCCTTCGCCAACTCGCCACTGCCTTCCTCGCGGCAGTGCTCGCAGTAATCGTCGTCGACGGGCTCGTGCAATGCGCGAGGCCGGTGCCGATGTGCCAGTGAAAGGTCGACGATGACCCCTCGCCCACACATCCCGCATCCCGAATTGGCTCTCGTCGAGCCGACTCCCCGCAAAGAAGGGCCGCTCGTCGTGCTCCTCTGGCCGGTGGTGGTGACCTGGCCGAAGATTCGTTCTTAGACTGTCTTGCCACGGCGGGACCTGAAATCCCGAAGTGGTGGGCACGGCGAACTTGTAATCCGCCGTGTGCATTCGGCCGCAGGCCATGGGGCCAATCGGATTCCAAATCCGTAGGGCGTGGTTCGATTCCACGGAGGTCGGCAGCGAGATGCGATCGCCGCTCGACGGCGCTGTGCTCTCGCCTCCCGTCGCAAGGCGGGCACCTGGGTTGGTAGTCCGGTAGAGGGCCGGGCGTGGCTGTAAACCACGTGCTCTTCGGAGCCCCGAAAGTGCGACTCCTTCCTGACCCACTGGGCCGATGGTGGTGGATGCCTAGCTAGCATGTGGCGAGTGTTCTGGTGCCTCCACACGGGGCAGGTGTTGGCTCAGGCTGACATCGGGTCGCTACCCCTACCACGAACCACAAGCCACCATCGTTCCCAACACTTGGACTCGTAGCTCAGTCGGTAAGAGCGGCGGCTTGTTAAGCCGATGCGCGCAGGTTCGATGCCTGCCGAGTCCTCAAGGCCCCACACCCGAACCTCCCCGGGAACACGTGGGGCCAGCTTTTAGAGGCCCATGTTCACCTGCGAAGTAGACGCATCCGCGCTCGTCCAGGCGTGGGTAGGCGTGCGCGCGTCGATTCGCGCGGGCACTCGCCGCGGCGTCTCCCAAGGCGTCCAGGAAGGCGCCGCTGAGGCCCGCGCGCTGCACTCGTACACCAACCGAACGGGCAACCTTGAACGCTCGACCATCGGAAAGCTGACGGGCAATCGGACGAGCGTGGGTGCCTCGCGCGGGACGAACAATCGACTGCCGAGCATGGCCGACCTTCCTTCGGACGTCGACGGCGCCCAGTTCGGCGAGATTCGCGCTGGCATGGAGTACGCCTCGTACGTCGAGGAAGGCACTCGGCCTCACGTCATCTACCCGCGACGCGCCACGGTGCTCTCGTGGATTGGCGCTAACGGCACCCGGATGTTCGCTCGCTACGTGAACCACCCCGGTTCGCGACCCTACCCGTTCATGCATCACGCCTATCTCAAGTGCGAGCGCGTGATGGTCCGCGAGATCTACCGCGGCATCGACAACGCCCAACAGATTCTCGACCGCTGAGGCGCCCATGTCCGATCGCGTGAGCCTCCTGACCCTGCCCATGCAGGACGTCGGAGACCCCGAGACCGATGCGATCGGCGATCCGATTCTCGACGTCCTCGGCTCGTTCCTGAAGGCCTCCGTCAACGCGGACCTTGCCGCCGGATGGCGAGTCGTCTGCCCGCGACAGCCGAACGTCATCGAGACGATCCAGACACACAATCCGAACAAGTCGGCGTTCACTGACGCAGACCTTCCGTGCCTATTCCTGTACCGCCTCGGCTGGCCCAAGCTGACGCCGTACTCGCAGGACTGGAAGGCGCAGGTGACCCAGATTGCGGCGCTGTGGGTGCCCGATCTCGAAGAGTTTGAGAAGGACGCGATCCGCGATCCGTTCAAGCACGCGATCGCCACCGCCATCCAGCGGAACATCGAGCGCGGGCGGAACCCCGCCTGGAAGGTCCAAGACGACGTCGATCCCAAGACCGATAACTACGGCTCGTTCCTCATCAAGCACCTGAACGTCACCAAGATCGAAGCGCGCGACGCGAAGCCGTTCGAGTTCCAGGTGATGAAGGGCGAGAAGTCCTACCCGTACGACTCCCTCCTCGTGACCATCGAGGTCACGTCGCTCATTGTCGCCACGCTCGACGATTACGACGCAATTCGCGGCATCCAAGGCTCACTCGGCCCCGACACGCTCGGATACCAGAGCTTCGAATTTCGCCCCGTCGTGACCTCGGTCACGCCGAGCTCGGGGCCGCTCGCAGGTGGCACCGCCATCACGGTGTCCGGCACCCAATTCTTCGAGGACGACTTGCTCGGGCCTCTCTCGCTGACCGTCGACGACGTGCCCTGCACGAGTGTCGCGTGGGTCGACGAATCGACGATTACGGCGACGACTCCGGCAGGGAGCGCGGGCGCCAAAGAGGTGAAGGTGACGCTGCCCAACGGCGCGTCGGCCTCGCTCGCATCGGCGTTCACGTACGCGTGATTCGCCTCTGACCAACACACGAGGCCCCATGAAAATTGCGAAGGTCGTCGCGAATCCGTTCGCGGCGCTCGCCATCGATCCGTCGAGTGACGACGAGGCGAAGGTCGGTATTCCGCAGGGCGTCGTCGCCTTGCCCGCATCGCGCGGCATCTGGCTCGGGGCTCGCCTCGACGAGGCCAAGCTCGCGAAGACGGGCAAGCACGCGTTCTACTTCCCGCTCGGCAAGGACGGCAAGCCTCGGGTCATCGAGATCCAGGTCGACGACTCCAACGTTCGCTCTCACATCGCGAACGCCATCAACGACGGCTCGCTGATTGCGGCCGACGAGAAGACCGCGCGCATGTGCGGGTTCGGCGACTCGTATTTCCCCGTCGACAAGGCGCTCGAGGCCGAGAAGGCGAAGGCGCTCGAGTCGTTCCAGGCGCTCTACGGCAAAGAGGCTCGCCTTGCCGAAGTGCCGACGAAGGCCGAGGAGCAGGACGGCCCCGCGCCTCCGGCTCCGAGCCGCGAGAAGGCCGTCATCTCCAAAACGCTCATTCGCGACAACGCGGAAGGGAAGTGACCCATGCCGGTCGGTAACACGGGCATTTCGCCGTCGTACAAGGTCCCTCGCTACATCGCCAAGATCGTCTTCGGCGCGGGCTCCGTCTCCGCCGGAAGCGGTCGCCTTCGCTGCCTGCTCGTCGGGATGAAGACCTCCGCCGGCTCGATGGTCGCGGACCAGGACATCCTCCGCGTCACGAGTATGGACGAGGTCAACGCGTACGCGGGCCCCGGCTCGCAGCTTGCGCGCATGGCTCTCAAGGCCTTCAGCGTGCCGAGTCTCGAGCTCTACATCGCGGCCGTCACCGAGCCCGGTGCAGGCACCGCCGGAACCATCACGTGCGTGCTCTCGGGCACCGTCGCGGCTGGCGTCCTGCGCTTCCGCCTCGCGGGCACCTCGGTCGCGGTGAACGTCTCTGCGACGATGTCGCTCGACGACGTCGGCACTGCCGTCGCCGCCGCGTTCAACGCCAAGACCGACCTCCCCGCCACGTGCGCCTACAACACGGGCACGGACACACTGACCTGGACGCTCAAGAACAAGGGCGCCTCGGGTCGTGACTGGATCCTCTACTTCGATCCGACCGACAAGCCGTCAGCCCTCGTCCTCACGATCACCGGATCGGCGACGCTCAACACCAACGGCTACCGCTTCGGTGCGGCCGGTACGGGCACGGGCGCTGAGGACGTCACCACGCTCCTCACCAAGCTGACGACCCAGCGCTACGCGCGCATCGCGGTCGCCCAGAACGACGCCACGAACGTCGGCCTCTGGGAGACGCACGTCAACACGAAGGCCGGCCCGCTCTCGCTGCTCCTCGAGCAGTTCGTGGTCGGTCACAACGGCGCGCTCGCCTCTGCGCAGTCGATCGCCCAGACCACGATGAACGCGTTCCGCGGTCAGCTCCTCTGGATGCGAAACAGCGAGTCGCACCCGTGCGAGATCGCAGCGGCGAAGGCGGCCATCCGCTCCGTCACGGAGCAGACCTCGCCGGTGCCGGACTACGACGGACTCGTCCTCGCTGGCATCGCGCCGCACGCGTTCGACGTCGACATGCCGACCGACACCGAGCAGGACGCCGCGCTGAACAACAGCGTCACGCCCATCACGACCGTCGACGGTACCGCTCGCGTGGTCCGTTCGATCACCTCGTACTCGCTCAACGGCTCCGCCCAGGACGAGCGCTGTCTCGACATCGGCGACCCGGTCATGACGGACTACGGCACCGTCGATCTGAAGCTGCTCTACGAGACGGAGTTCCGTCCGCAGAACCCGTACGTCGGACCCGATCCGGCGGAGGGTGAGGAGCCGCCGCCCACCGGCGTCGCGTACCCCAAGCTCTGGGGCGCCGCGTCTCAAGATCGGATGCTCGACTGGTTCGCCAATGGGTGGCTCGAAGAGCGTCCCGTCGGCGTCTGGGCGCCCGTGACCGACTTCAACAAGGCCGGCCGCTACATCCTCGCCGACACGCCGATGGCCGTGCGCCGAGTCCAGCATCGCTTGGACAACGTGCTTCGCCAGATCTTCAACACGGCCTAACGGCCACTCGCGCCTCACCCGCGCACCACTTTACAGCCCGTCGCTGAGTGCACCTTCGTGCGCTTGGTGGCGGGCTTTTGCGTGTGACCCACACCGAAGGAAGCCACCACCATGGCCGATGCAGTCGTCCGCCAGATTGCCTTTTACTGGCGCAACAAGAAGGCCGCCGAGGTCAACTCGGTCGAGGTCGAATTCTCGATGGGGCGTGAGGCGCTCTATGGCCAGGAAGGCATCATTGCCTACTCCAAGGGTCAGGCGAAGATGAAGCTGACCGTCACCGAAGTTGTGCCCGTCACCGGGTCGACTTCAACGAACGACATCGAGAAGATCCTCGCTCAAGAGGACATCGACGTGTCGTGCGTGATCGGCGGGAAGTTCTACAAGCAGAAGATGGCCGTCCTCACCGCGAGCTACAAGTCGGACACCGAGAAGGGCGTCACGACCGGCTCGATCGTGATGGAAGGCGCCAAGCCCAAGATCTCGGGCTGATGCCGTCCTACTCCAGTATCACGCAGGGAACGCGACTCCGGAAACGGGTCACGCTCCCTCGTCCTGGCGCCGTTCTCGACCTCGAGACGGGCAAGTGGAAGGGCCCCACGTTTGAGCTCGACGTGCGGGCGCTCACCGCCGGCGAGGCCGATCGTGTCGAGTCCGAGGCTCGCGCCTACGCGAAGGGCCTCACGAGCGACACCGACTCGGTCGACGATCTGGTCGATCGAGGGCGAAAGCTCCACACGATCGCGCTCGCATACGTCGACGTCGACTCTCCGCCGAACGCGCCGATGCCCGTCTTCGACGGTGGCGTCGAGCAGATCGTCGCGTCGGAAGAACTGACGCCCGAGCTGATCGAGTTCCTCTACGAGCAGCAGCAAATCTGGCAGGACGAAACGAACCCGCTCGTCTCGAAGATGAAGCCGGTCGACTTCGTGAATGCTGTCGTGCGTACCGCCACGGGCGAGGACGGCGACATGAGTTTTTTCGTCTCTGCGCGGCCAGGTATGCGGTGGAGCTTTGCTCTTTCTATGGCACGCCTGCTCGCGACCTCACAGACGCTCAAATCGCTCTCTGGCTCGGCCACGACTGGATCGCCCGAGACAGCGACGGAAGGGTCATGAATGACCGTCTGGTCGGCAAACGAAGCCAGCTTGCCGCCGGGCTTCGTCAACATTCCCCCGAACGCCTTCCGAAGTGACTGGGAGGATCGCCCACGCGAGACCATGTGCGCGGGCCTTCGCCTCATCGCTCACCAGGACCTTCAGGTTGCTCGAGCCCAGGCTCGCGAGCGCGCACTCCGCGCCGTGCCAAACGCCGACGCATCGAAACCGCACGACCTCCAAGCATTCATCGACGCGCACAACGACGCGCTCCTCGCCCACATCGTGAGCCAAGCGCTCTGCGATCCGAACGACGTGACCTCGGCCTGGGACCCCATCAAGGCGGCCCCCGAGGACATGGTCCGCGAGTACTTCACGTCCGACGGGCTGAAGCTCGTATTCGACGCGTGGGAGCGAACCAGGCTGTCTCTCGACCCGACCCGCCGCGAGGCGACGGACGAGGAGATCGCGACGCTCCCGGCGCTCCTCGCGGAGAAGAGCCCGAACCTGTCCGCGCTCAAGCGCGCGCGCATGCGGCGGCTCCTCGCGTTCGTGCTCGACGACCTCAACCCGAACGGGTGATCTTTGTCTCAGCTCATCATCCGAGTCGGCGCCGCGGCGGACCGATCGCTGACTGACGTCTTTCGTCCGGCCATCGAGGCGGCGAATCGCGCGAAGGCAGCGATCGAGAAGTCGACGCGCGCGACCGCGGATGCTCGCGTGCGCGCGACGAAGGCCGGCCTCTCGCAGGAAGAGCGCGAGTACGCGAAGCTCGTCAAGACGACCGAGAAGTGGCGCCAGGAAGAGGTCAAAGCGGCCGACAAGGCTGCGAAGGCCCAGGCTGCCGCGACGGCGAAGGCGTCGAAGCAGGAGGCCGCGGAAGCCGACAAGCTCGCGAAGCATTGGCAGATGGTCCGGCAGAAGTCCGCCGACTACGCGATGCGCCTCGCCGAGAAGCAGGCCTCCGAGGAGATGCGCGCGGAGAAGCGCAAGACCCGCGAGCTCGAGCAGGAGATGGCCAAGCGGAAGCGGGACTACGACCGCTACTGGAGCGACCAGGCCCGCAAGAACAACGCGTCCAGCGATCGTGCTGCCGCGAGCCGAGCGGAAGAGTCCGCCGCGATGCGCGCTGGTGGCGCACGAGCCGCGTCCCTCGCCGGCCGTGGCCTTCGCGCCGCCGGTGGCTTCGCTGCGTCCGTAGCCATGGACCTCGCGCGCGGCGCTGGAGTCGAGACCGACTTCGGTGCGATGGCGCAGAAGAACTTCGCGCTGACCCAGTCGGCGCAGGACATTGCGAACAGCGGCTATCAGGCCGGCGATGCGCGCAACGGCCTTCGCGTGAGCGCCAACACGCTCGCGGAGGACTCGCTTCGTGTCGGAAAGATGGCAGGCCTCGACGCGAACGACGCGATGGCGGGTCTCGGCGACTTCACGTCCAAGACGGGCGACCTTGCGACTGGGCGAGAGATCCTCGCTGACATGGCCAAGCTGTCGAAGGCCACGGGCGCGAACCTCAGTGACATGATGAGCGCTGCCGGCGGCGTCTCGATGGCGATGGGGGACACCGAGAACAAGAGCGAAAAGCTCAACCAGATCATGAACAGCTTTGCCGCGCAGGGAAAGCTGGGCGCCGTCGAGATCAAAGACCTCGCGTCGCAGATGGACAAGCTGTCGGCCCAAGCTGGGCAGTTCGAGGGCAATCTCGCCGACAACATGGTGATGCTCGGGGCTCTCGCGCAGTCCGCTCGTAAGGGCGGTGGTGCAGCCAGCGCTACGCAGGCGTCCACGTCCGTCGCCGCGTTCACCTCGATGCTCAAGACGCCGAAGCGCGCTGAGGAATTCAAGGCCGCAACTGGCGTCGAAGTATTCAACAAAAAGGGCATGCTCAGGAATCCCGAGGAACTCATCATCGAAGCGCTCCGCGCCAAGGGGATGAATCCGACGGAGTTCAAGAAGATATTCGCCAACGTCCAAGGCGGTCGCGCCGTCGAGGAATCGGCGACGCTCTACCGTCAGGCCGGCGGCGGCGCTGCGGGCGAAGCCGCGGTGCGTGCGAACTTCGAGCAACTCAAGAAGGCAAGCATCGACGCGGCAGAAGCTGCGGAGTCGTTCGCGCTCGCGATGAAGCAGCCGAAGTCGCAGGCCGAGGTCTTCAATCAGACCATGCGACAGACCCTTCTCAAGGTTCAGAACGAACTAACCCCTGCGCTTGTTGCGATCGCGCCGTCTATCGTCGACGCCGCCGCCTCGCTGGCATCGTTCGTCACCTGGGTCACCGGCAGCAAACCCGGCAAGACGCAGCTTGCAGAGGCACAATCCTCCGTCGGCTCCGTCATCGATGCCTCGCGCAAGGGTGTGTCGAGCGGCGAGGTCAACTCTGGCCAGCAGGCCTTGAACACGCGAGCGCTCGGTGAGGCCGATGCGGCCCTTGCCACCGCGCGCAAGGAGGCTGCCGAGGCCAAGAAGGGCGAGAAGATGGGTTTCGGCTCCGCACTCGCCGCGAACATGTACGACAACTCGCTCGCCGGGATGATGTTCCGCGCGGGCGATATGGCGTTTGGGTCTGGCAAGGGCAACGGCATCGGCGGGACCATCAAGGACTCGCGCCACAAGGACACCGTCGCCGCTGACGCGAACGTGCAAGCCGCCGAGAAGCTCCAGCAGGAGATGCTCGCGACGTCGAAGCAGCTCAACGACTACCTGATGAGTCACCCGATTCAGGTGAAGGTCGTCGAGGGGCAGCTGGGGCCGCCTGGAACGCCCGAGGCGGGCCGAACGCCGCCGCCTGGCCAGTGAGGTAGCGTAATCAACTCCACCCTAAAGGATGGAGCTTTCGGCAGGCCGCCTGGGTGCGACCAGCCGTTTCCTGCTTCGACGGGCGCCCGGTGGCGAGCCCTCCACAGGCAGACCCGAGCGATTCGCACGGGTGAGTAAAACCTTTGCAGCATTGAGGTCAGCATGGTCACGGTGTCCGCAGGCAGTGCAGAGGAATTCGGATTGCGAGGTGCGGCTCTCCGTGTCGATGCATCCGCATTCACTGCACGTCTGCGAACTGTACGCGGCTGGCACTTCGACAAGTGTCCCTCCGCTCCACGCGAGCTTGTATCGGAGCTGCGATACGAGCATACCCCATCCCGCGTCGAGGATGCCTCGCGCGAGGCCCCGGTTGGCTTTGACCATGTTCCCGATCTGAAGCTTCTCAACGACGACGATGCCGTGGCTCTTGGCGTAGCCGGCGCTGAGTTGGTGGACGAAGTGAGCGCGCTGCCTGGCCACCTTTCGGTGGATGCAAACGACGCGAGCCTTCGCCTTGTCTCGGTTCTTGGATCCCTTCTTCTTTCGGGAGACGTTGCGCTGCGCACGAGCGAGACGGCTGAGTGCCTTTTGGAAATGACGGGGCGACTCGACGATGCGACCGTCGCTGTCGGCAGTGGCGTTCACGACCCCGCGATCAATGGCAACCGACGGTGCGGTTCGCGGCGTGGGGTCCGGAACCTCGATCTCGCACACGATCGAGGCGAACCACTGGTCGCCTTCGCGACGAAGCGTACATGTTTTGGGCTTGCCCTCGACGGGTCGGTGGACGACCGCGCGGAGATTGCCGAGCTTCGGGAATCGGAGAATGGATCCGTCGAGGCGCCACGATTTCGGGTGCGGTCCGGTGATACCGAGGAAGTCCCGGCCCTTGCGCTTCCAACGCGGGCTCCCCGACAGCTTTTTGAAGCGCCTCTGCCATGCCTTATCGAGTTCGATGAGGAGTTGCGCGCACACATCGCGTGGCACGTCGGCGAGCCACGGAAGAGCGGCCCGAAGCTCAGTCAGTTCGTTGATCTGGCTGAACGCTGTAGGGAAGCGACGCTCGTTCTGAGGTCGGACGTATCCGACGATCCGCTGCTCATTAGCAATATTCCATAGCCACCGGAGAGCGCCTTCCCATGCCACGACCCGAGCGACCTGTTCGGTCGTTGGGTAGACGCGGAAGCGGAAGGCCTTACGGACGAGCACTTCGACCATCATAACCATGTCCCGTAGTGGCTCAATGGGCAGACGCGTTCAGAACCGAGGGCCGCCCTAAAGCCCGTGGTTTCAGACCCAGGAAACGAACGATGGCGATCACACTCTCGCGCATGAGCTTCGGGGGCATCGCGTTCCCGACGACGGAGGTCACCGTCAACGGCTCGCAGCGCTATCACATCCACGAGTACCCCCACTCGCCCGGTGGGCAGCCCGAGAAGCTGGGTCGGAAGCTGTACGTCATCCGCGTCTCGGCGTGGTTTCACGAATTGACCGGCCCGGCGTCGGTCAACTACCCCGACCTCTGGCCCGCTGGCCTCAAGCGCCTTCGTGAACTGATGGAGACGGGCGAGACGAAGGATCTCGTCGTCCCGACCATCGGCACCATCCGCGCGTTCCCGACGTCGTGGACGCAGAAGTTCGTCGCGGCCAACGCGCTCGACGGCGAGAAGGTCGACCTCGAGTTTTGCGAGGACGACGAAGGCGCATCGCTCGGCGGGAACGAGGCGGAGCTCGCGGTCAACTCGCTCGACGAGGCGATGAGCGCGCTCGACGCGCAACTCGCGCTCCTCGAATTCCGTGGCCTCCGGCGCAAGCCCGGCATCTTCGAGCAGATCGGCGACGCGGTCGGCTCGGTCGTCGCGCTAAAGGACCAAGCGCAGGCCCAGGCGCAACTCCTGAGCGACAAGGTCGAGCGCGTGAAGGACCTCTGCCAACAAGTGGAATCGGTCGTCGAGTTCGCGGGGTCGGCTGGTTCCGTCGGCGTCGACACCGCGGTCCGGAACCTCTGGAACGCGGCGAACGACGTGGGCGAGAGCCTGTTCACGCCAGCGTCGAAAACCCTCGTCTACGTGACTCCGCAGATGATGGCGATCGGCGCCGTCTCGTCGGCCATCTACGGCACGACCGAGCGCGTGCAGGACCTCCTCCGCATGAACGCGTTCCCCGACTCGTTCAAGATCCCCTCAGGCACGCAAGTGCTCTATCCCGCAGCGTAACGAGGCCCACATGGTCGACTTCGAGGTCAAGCCGAATGGCGAGATCGACGACCGCGTGCGCGTGGTGTTCAAGGGATTCGAGACCCGGATCTTCGAGAACTACTCGGTCAAGATGGCGGTGCTCCAGCAGCCCGCCGTCTTCTCCGTTCGACTCGGCGGACTCGAGGAGCCCGTCGAGCTTTTCAAACGCTACCCGCCGGGCACCCCGTTCCAGCTTGCGATCGGTCCGTGTCTCGCGTTCACCGGCGACACCGACAACCACGCATCGGCGGGCGACGGCAACGGAACCTCGGTCACGCTCGGTGGTCGCGACCTCCTAGCGAAGCTTCTCGATGCCGAGTTCGAGTACGACATCTCGTTCGTCAACGTGTCGTACGCGGAGCTTGTCGCGGGCGTCATGGACGTCGCCGCGGGCGGGCTCGAGGACACGGACATCCTCGCGAGCAACGACGCGAACGTACGCATTCGCTCGGGCGTCGGGGTCGTCACGAAGCCGGGCAAAGCCGGCGTGCCGCCCAAGGTGGGCGGAGGTCCGGCACCGGCCGGGTCGCAACAGCCGCAGGGTCGTGGTCAGGGCATCCTGACCGAGCGCGGCGGGCGCAACGTCGTCGAGACCGAGAAGAACGACGACATCACTCCGGTTCGCACGCGACAGACGCCGAAGGGCCCAGAGATCATCCCTGGGATTCCCGGCGTTCCGACCACGTACACCGTCCACGCCAAGATGGGCGAGAAGTGCCTCGACTTCCTCCGGAGGCACCTCGACAAGGGCGGGCTGATGCTTTGGACGGCGGCCGATGGCTCCGTCGTCATCAGCGCGCCGAACGTCCTCCAGCCACCGACGTACCAGTTCATCCGCCAGCGCGGGCAGCTTCGCAACGCGGTCAACGTCCTCGCGCACGAGTTCAAGAACGACACGACGAAACGCGCATCGAAGGTCGTCGTCTACTCGCGGCGGCCCGGCAAGAAGGACGGTCGCGGCAAGCTTCGTGGCGAGTTTGTCGACGAGGAGATGGCCGCGCTGGGCATCACGCGCACGCGCGCCTTCCGCGACGTCAACGTCCAGGACGAGGCGCAGGCGGTCAAGTACGCACGCGCGAAGCTCGCCGAGATCAACCGTGCATCGTGGCACCTCACGTACACGTTGCAGGGCCACACGGCGCCAACGCCGGACGGTAAGCGCGCGGTCATCACGCCGGACACGGTCGCGGCCATCAAGGACGACGAGCTTGGAATCAACGGGCTCTTCTACGTCGAGGCGGTCGAGTACTCGTGCCCACCGACGATCACGAAGGTGACGTTCATGCGGCTCGCTGACTGCTTCTTCGAGAAGGACCCGACGATCGTCGAGCAGGTCGCGAAGGCCAAGAGCGGACGCGTTCGCAAGCGCCGGAGGAAAAAGTAAATGCCTCGGCACGACGACCACTTTCACATGGACTTCGGCCTCGTGCTGCTCTCGTCGTACGACGACGACAAGCACCTCGAGCTGAGCCTCGACAGCTACGGCGAGGAAGAGGCGGGTGCGAAGCCTGCCGTTGCGATCTCGCCACTCGGCACCATCGCGCGACCGCTCGACGCGGACCAGGCGAACGACGGCTCGCCCGAGCTCGCCAGCGAGGTTTTGCTGATGACGGTGGGCGATGACCTCTACGCCTTGCCGCTGAATGACCCGAGGCAAACGGCCTCGCTCCCGCCGCTCAAGAAGGGCGGATACCTCACGTACTGCCCCGCGGCTCCAGGCACGTTCTCGCTGTTCGACGGCAAGCCCGACGACCCCGAGAGCACGACGCGCGCGGGCTCGTGGACGGTGTCGGCGAAGTACGTGAGCAAGGCGCACTTCCTCCAGTTCGACGTTCGCACGGACGGCAAGGAGGCCGTCTCGCTGAAACACGGCGACGGCATGGGCCTCCAGATGGTCTCGGGCGGAAAGCGGTCGGCCGTGTTCCGGAATGCCGAAGGCAACGCCTACCTTGAGGCCAATGACGACGGTCTTACCCTCGCCGGGGACACGTCCATTCAGGGCGCGCTCGGGGTTGGGATGATTGGGGCTGGCGATGCGCTGCTGAAAGCCACCCCCATGGCCGCGTATTTCGCGGCGCTCGAGGGGGCCCTCAAGACGCTTGGCCAGGTAGTCCCGCCATTCGCGGCGCTGAAGGAGGCGGCCGAGACGTCGCACCTGAAGTCGTCATGAGCTGCGGATTCCCAAGGCCCGACCTGACCATCCCGTTCCCCGCGCCAAAGCTCAAACTTCCAAACATTCCCGGGCTACCGCCCATCCCCGATCCTCCCGACCCAGACCTCGGTCTTTCGGGGCTTTCGCCGGGCCCGAGTGGTGGGCTTTCGCTTCCGTTCCCATCGCCCAAAGTCAAGATTCCGTCAGTGCCCGGTCTGCCTCCCATCCCGGATCCTCCGGACCCAGATCTAGGCCTTTCTCCGAGCGCACTGCTGAATCTGTCCGGCTCGATGTCGCTGCCATTCCCTTCACCAAAGGTGAAGATTCCGCAGGCGCCGGCACTGCCGAGCATACCGGATCCGCCCGCCTGTCCCTTCGACGACTGAGGTTCCTATGGGCATTGGCGATCATCCCTGCGGCGTGGGGCCTTGCGGCTTTGCGCCCGTCGGCGCGCCCACCGTGCGCTCGACCGCGACTGCGGCGATTCCGTACTACGACCCCGCGATTCGCGGTCTTCCGATCCTCGCGAACGGTGACCTCGCGACGGCTCACCCCGTCATCCAGGAAGCCTCGCTCGCGATCGGCGTGGTGCTCGGCTCGATTCCAGCGGCGCCCACGGTCGGACTGAACGTCAAACGCATCCTCCAGGCTCGTCGCGAGGATGTGCCGCAGGTGGCGACCGACGAGGTCAACGTCGCGCTCAAGCGGCTCATCGATGCTGGCGACGTGCGCGTGATTCGCGTGACGGCGATCGCTTACCCGACTCGCGTCGCGATGGACACCGAGATTGCAAACCTTCGCGACCCGGCGTCGCGGCCCGTGATTCTGAGGAGTTCCTTCAATGGCGGGTGAAACCCTCACTGGCGACTTCTTCACGCCCACGCGTGACCAGATCGTCGAGCAGTACCAGCGCGACTTCAAGTTTCGCCAGCCCGCCGCGCGCGTGGGCGATGGTTCGCTCGCGTTCATTCGCGCCAACGTCATCGCGGACACGCTGCTTCCGGTCTACGCGAACGCGGCGAGCATCGCGAACGACGTCGGGCTCGAGGACAAGTCGACCGAGGGCCTCGACGCGGAGCTTGCCCGCATTGGCGCGCCTCCGCGCTTTCCCGCCATCGGCGGCTCGGGCTACGTCACCATCACGACGAGCGCCGGCGGCGCGACCATCTTCGAGGGCGACGAGCTTCGCGACCCCCAGACCGGGCTCCGCTTCCAGTGCGTCGCGACCAAGCGCTACTTCGATGGCGAGGAGGTGCCGATCGAAGGTATCGACACCGGCGACCAGACGAACCTCGCGGCGGGCACCGTCCTCACGTGGACGTCGAAGCGCCCAGGCGCGAACGGCAAGGCCACGGTCTTCGCCCTGCCCAACGGCCTCGGCCTCGAAGGCGGGCGCGGCGAGGAGACAAACTCCGAGGTCGTCGATCGCATCAAGGCGGCGAAGGCCGTCCCTCCCGCCGCCGGCAACGACGCTGAGATTCAGCGCTTCGTCGCGCAGACGCCGGGCGTGCCCGTCCAGGCGGTGTTCACGTACCCGGGCCTCTACGGCCCAGGAACGACCGCCTACGCGTTCACGCTCGCGCCTGCGACGGCAGGAGCCTCGCGCTCGCCGAACGCCGTCCAGATGGCCGCCACGCGCGCCTACGTGGTCGGCAAGCTGCCCAAGGACGACAACGTCATCGACTGCCAGATTCTCGAGGTCGCGACGAATCTCATGCTGCGCGTGCGGTGGTCCGCCGGAACGGTCGGCTGGATCGATGCGGTGCAGTGGCCCCCGTACGTCGGTGGCGGCATCAACACGATGGTCGTCTCGTCCGTCACCGACGCGCTGAACTTCGAGGTCTACACCCCGACGGTCCCGGTTGCGCCGCAGGTGGGCTCGACCTTCGCGTTCTTCGACCCCATCTCGAAGACCTTCAAGCGCAAGCGGGTGCTTTCGTCGAGCGTCGTCGACCCGTTCACGATCGGCATCGTTTGCGACTCGTCGAACGGCTCGTCCGATCTCGACTACGTGCCCGCGATCGGCGACATCCCGTGTCCCTACTCGGAGTCGCTCGACGGGCTCGTGGAGCCGGTGCTCGAGGCCTTCGCCGGCCTCGGCCCTGGCGAGATGTTCGATCCGTTCTTCGACGAAGGACTCCGACAGAAGCGCTCCCCGGCCGCGCCGGTGTGGCCCTCGGAGCTTTCCTCGAAGTCGTTCCGCGCGCTCGACGAGATCACGAGCACGTCGTCGGTGCTCATCGCCGACCCGGCCATCCCGTTCTCTACGCCGGTCGGAACGCCTGGCGTGAGCGTCAACCTCCTCGTCCTCGGCAAGCTGTCCGTCTTCGCCGTCTGAGGTCCTATGCCGTCCAGCACCCGCACGTTCGACCAGACGCCGCCGCGTCGGCCCACCATCGACGACGTCGGCGGCGGGCTGAAGACCAACCGCACTCCCGCGCCCGACCCTGTGAGGGATGCGACGGCCGAGGACTACAACCAGCTTGGTCAGCAGGGCGTTGCCGCGGGCTCGATGATTCCGCTCGCTCGCGTCTTCGTGACCATTTCCGGTGGCGTCCCCGCGGTGACCTCGGTCATGGCGCCGGGCTCGGCGGTGACGACGTCCTCGTTCACGGTGACCGACAACGCTGCCGGCGACACGACCATTTCGTGGCCCGTCGCGCTCCTGCCGACTCGCGCGGCGGCGCCAGGTGGGCTCACGCAAACCGATGACACCGAGATCGACCGACTCCGCGCGCTCTACACGACTGCCGCCGTTCCAGCGGCCAACAGCCCTGCGGTCCGCGTGAAGTCGAAGCTCGGCGCCACGGGCACGGACTGCAACTTCGTCGTCGACATCCTCTGAGGTTCGCATGCGCTTCTCCGCCTTCAACGGCTTCGGCCTCGCCCAATTCACGGGTGACGAGCCGATGGCCGAGACCGTCTATCGCGCGCTGAATGCCGCGACCGGGGGCGGGACCGCGTTCGACGTCTCCGAGGGTACGGACATGGAGGCGACGAACTTCGCCGACGCGATCGCCATCGCGAGCGCGCGTCGTTCGCTCGAGCGCGCGAGCCTGAACCTCGCGCCCGAGACCGCGACCGAGAAGCTTCCCCAGCACGAGGCGGCGTTCGTCGTCTCGCCCCCGAAGGACGCCACGATCGCCGAGCGACGGGCCATCCTCGCCGCGAAGAACCTGGCCGCGCGCGGGTCGCGCGACGAGGCGATTACGACGGCTCTGCGGACGCTCCTCGGTTCCGACTTCGTTGCGCTCTACGTGGCGCCTCAGGCGGACACGGAGCGATGGCCTTCGACGGTCGGTGGAGCTCCGGGCCACTACTCGCGCGTCGACATCCCGGCGAAGACGATTCGCTTGCTCGAGTGCGTGGCGCCGGACTTCGGCGTCTCTGGCGTCGCGACCGTGCCCTACGAGAACTGGGACACGTCGCAGGCGGACGAGCTCGTCGTCGTCGGCGAGAAGGTCCTCGTCGAGGCGGAGATTCCTGGTGCGGCCGAGATTGTGACGGTGACGGCGGCGACGGGCGAGGGCACCTCCCGCGTCCTCGCTGCAACGTTCACGAAGCCTCACCCGATCGGTGCGAGCGCGACCACCCGGTCGACCCCGATGCAGCTTTCGACAAGGCGCCACATCCTCGTCGTGCTCAAGATCGCAGCGGCCAAGCGGCCCGAGACGCGGCGCAAGGTCGACGAGGTCGTGCGCGCGATCGTTCGTGGCGTGACCACGTGGAGCATCGTCCACGAGTCGTCTGACGGCTCGGCATACTTTGCCTCGATCACTCTCGACGTGGAATCGCTCGACGCCGTAACCACCGACAACTTCTCGAGGGTGCCTTGACGTCTTTTAGCCGAGAATTCCCAGACGTCGATTGGTACACGTGTCGGATCCCCGGCATCGCCACGGCGCTACGCAACATCGATCGCAAGACCGTACTCGCGGCGAATGGCGACGAGGGCAGTTCCCACACGGCCGGCCCTTCGGCGATCTTCATCGGTGGCGCCGGCATGGTCGCGGCCGGACCGTGGACACTGGACGGTTCGATCCTCACGAGCGCAGGCTCGCACATCCGCCACGGCGCCGGGCACGTGAACGACTACATTCGCCTCGTCTCGGGCCATGCCGGAAGCGACCGAACGGTTCGCCACCGCGTGCATCCTACGGCGCCCGAGGCCTTCGGCTACGCCGTTCCTGCCTTGTCGAACGCCACGGCGATTCAGACGCGGTTCCAGGGCGGGCGGATGCTGATTCCGTTCTTCCCTCACGATCGGTCGAACCTTGCCGAGGTGATGCTGACATTCAGCGTATCCACCACGGGCCGCACCGCGTTCCCGAACTTCGCCAAGTTCCGAGTCGTCCGCGTCGACACGAGCGGCATCGTCCAGGCGCTCCACACGGCGCGGAACGGGCTCTATCGCGACGATGGGTTCCTCGACGTGCCCGCCAGCATCGCCAACATCGCCGCCTTCGAGAACGGTGGTGCAACGCAAAGCTCCAACGTCTACGAGACGAACATCTACTCGTTCGTGGAGCTCGACAAGTACGCGTACTTCGTCGACTTCATCGAGGAAAGTTCGGCGGCGGCGACGGGCGCGAGCTTTGCCACGGCGGTCGGGACCGACTACGGGACCGTCATTCGTGCGCTTCGGGTTCGGTACAACCAGATCACGAGCCTGAGGTTCCAATGAGGCGCTCGCACGTCATGACCGGCGGCGTCTGGCCGGAGCGATTCGCCCTGTCCTCGCGCAAGCTGTCGGCGCTCGACCAGTACTCGTCGGAACTCATCAACTTCGACGAGGGCGGCGTCTGGACGCTGAGCGAGCCGCTCGTGGTGGGCGGAACCGGCATGCAGCTTGGCGCCTCGTCCGACTTCTCTGGCGGCGTCATCACCCGCCCGAGGTACGGCGACGGCGACCCACGGATCGAGCTGGTCGACCAGTGGCCTCTGTTCCCGACTCCGCGCGTCCGTTCTACGACGTTCAGCTGGCTCGAGGCTGGCTTCCGAGACTTCACGGACGAACATCGTGTATCACCGACTGGAGCACTGCTCACCGCGGGCAGGACGGCTTCCCTTGTCGTCGACGGCCATCGCCTCCACGAGGGCGCGTCACTCACGAAAGCGACGTTCTCGTTCCGATACGCGGGCCAGAAGCCGACATCTGTCGGGCTCGAGCGCGTCGGTATCACCCGTCGGAACACGGACGGCTCGATCGACGCGACCTACCTTCACTCGAACGGCACCGTATCCGGGATCGTCTACTTGGACGAGACAGGGACCCGCAACTTCGGGTCGAACGTCGAGACGTACTACAACGGCGGCAACGTCATCAATCTCGAGTACGTGCCGAACCAGAACAACGTGATTACGCGGAGTCGCATCTACGAGTTCTGGATCGACGCGCCGCTCGCCGGCTCACCCGTCGAGCTCATCTCGCTCCGTCTCGATTACGAGACCTCCACGCAAAGGTTTGAGTGAATGGCGAACTTCACCCGCACTCAGCCGGACGGCACATGGATCACGGGCTATCAGGTGCTACCGAGCGACCTGGAAGACCTCGATCGCAAGGTCTACCATGGGCTCAAAAAGACGGGCGGCGTGCACGCTCCCACGACTCCGATCGCGGTGGACGGCTTCGGCCTCGCGCTCACGACCGCCTTGCAGATTCGCGCGACGGGCTCCCTCCGCCTGATGACGGGCGCGACGCTCACGCTCGGTGATGGCGACTACCAAGACCTAGAGCCGAACCACGTCGGGCGCACTCGCAAGATCTACCAAGCGATGGCGCCGGTGCAGGCTGTCGGCGAGAACGGCTTCGCACTCACGAACGTCATGCCGTCGGGCGCAGTGCAGCCCGTGGCGTGCTCACTTCGACGATCGACCGGCATCACGTCACCCGAGTTCGTGAAGAAGCTTCGTGTTCACCACGGGGCCAAGCTGGCGAGGCTTCGCCTACGTTTCTCCGTCCCGACCCTCCACTCGTCGCAGCCTCAGCGGGTGCCGCGCATGCGCGTCTTCCGCGTGCGGACGTCCGATGGCATCGTCGAGGATCTCAAAAGTGGCTCGCCGGACGGATTCTTTCTCATCGCCGAACCGAAGTCGGGTGGGCAATGGACTGCGGGCGGCGCCGTCCAAGAGTACGTGTTCACGACCGACCAGAACAACGTCATCGACGATGCGTCCTACGCGTACTACGCGCACATTCAGGAAGAAGTGGCCGGGATCAACGAGGCCCCGCTCTCGGTGAAGGTGTACGAGCAAGCGATCTCGACCGCATCGACCGCCGCGAATCTGCTGAACGGCACGTGCGATGGTATCGCCCAGGCGTCCGGCCGGCTCTGCATCTTCAAGAACGAAGTGTCGCCCTACAACAACGGGGTCTTCGTATCTCCGGGTGGTGCCGGCGCATGGACGCGAGTGGGCGACCTGAACACGACGTCCCAGTTCCAAAATGGCATGCTCTTCCCGATCCCTGGGGTCACGAATCGCGGAAACGCGAACCCGGGCACATGCTGGCAACTCCTCGTGTCGCGCGACTTCGTGCTTGGTTCAAGCCCAGTCGTGTTCCGCAAGCCAGTGGCGGCCGGCACGATCTTTCTGGGGGTGCTCACGGAGTTCGAGAACATCCTTACGACGCGGTTTCAGTAAGGCTTGCTGTCGTCGCAGCACCATAGGCGACCATTTGTGCCGCCGATCTGTTGAAGGTTTACACAGTTGGTGGACGGCATCGGGGTTGGGACACTTCCGTCGGGCTGCTCGTAGCAGTAGTACCCGCGCGGTAAAGGGAACCCCGCGGTTGCACACTCTGGGGCATCGCGCTTCGTGCAGGCCTGAGGGCAACACCAGGCAGACAGGGTCGCCCCGAGCTTGCATCCCTGGACCCGGTTCGGTGGCGTCCGCTCGTATTCGGCACGGTCCGCAATGTCGGTCGTGTAGCCGACGTACTTCGCGCCAGTTGGACAGTCTTGCGGGAGGCACCCCGGGGCCTCGCTCACCTCCATGAACAGCTTCGGCGCCGTAGCCTGCGGCCCGTTCGCGCACCATCCTGGCGGGATGGCTGCGTCAGCTGCGTCGGGTCCGGGAGCGGCGTCGCTCGCGTCGGTGGTTTCGGCATCGGGCGCAGCGCTCGCGTCCGGGCGCGACGTCCCCGTCCCCACGGGGGCCGTAGCGTCGCTTTCGTCAATCGGGCCCCTGGTGGTGCCGCACGCCACGCCGAGACCCGCCACGACCCCAAGGAACCCCGCTACCAGTGCACGCATCGTGGGATCGTAACCGTCCCGTCGGGGTCCGCCAACCGCCCTCTAGCGTGACATTCGCGCCGTCGGTGAGTACGCTCCCCTCATGCACCCGGCCTTGGTCCAGTGTCACGCGTGTGGAGCCGGCGTTTCGAGCCAGGCGAGGGCGTGCCCGCACTGCGGCCAGCCTTCCCGCTACTTTATCCCGTGGTACAAGAGCCCGCTTGGTGTTGTGGGGATCGTACTCGTAGGGCTACTCCTGCTCTCCGTCATCAGCGCAGTGGTGATGGGTTACGCGGTCCATGAGGCGACCAAGCCGGCGTACCCGCCGTACCAGCCGTAATGTCCAAGGGCGCGGAAAAACAGAGGATGGGACGGCCCTTCAAGGGCGAGCAGCCTCGTACGCGCACCGTCAACATGCGCCTTAGCGAGGCGGAGTACGAAACGGTTCGCGCGGCATGTGAGCGTTCTTCGTGCTCCCTGGCCGATCTCGTCGTTGCTGCCGCCGAGCGCGAGTTGCGCAAATCAAAAAGTCCTTGACTGAGATCCGCAAAGCGGTAAGTTGACCTTGCTCCCAAGGAGCGGCCCGGCGACGTTGACGCGTCCCGGGCCATGGCCAACCCCGACATACGAGGTTCAGCATGGACAACGGTAACACCGGCACCGCCGGCATGGCAACGCACGCCCTCGCGACGACTTCCTCCGCCCTCCACTTCGAGGGCAAGGCCATCCGCGCCGAGGGCGAGATGGTCTGCCTTACGGACATGTGGCGCGCGGGAGGTGCGGACGAATCGCGACGTCCGGCGAACTGGCTCCGCCAAGAGGGGGTGAAAACCTTCCTCGAGCACCTTCGGGGCAGTGTGTTGGACGAACACACTGAGTCGGTTCGCACGGTTACGGGCGGCAGCGACCCTGGGACCTGGGGCCACTGGCAGGTGGCAATCTTTTACGCGAAGTCGCTCTCGCCGGCCTTCCACGTCTGGTGCAACACGATCGTGAAAGCCCACATGGAGGGCAAGGTGCTCGAGGCCCGCGGCGTTCGCGCCGTCACCTCGCCGAACTCCTCCCACCTCCGAGCCCTGACCGCTTCGCGTCGGATCGATCTCGAAGAGAAGAAGCTGAAGGAGCGGGCCTTCGCCTCTCTCGCCAAGCGGCTTCAGGACGCCGGGCGCACCGAGCTCGCCCTCGTCATCGACGTGAAGCGTGCGGAAGCCGTCAGCGGCGAGTCGCTCGCCTTCGCCCTTCCGCCCGCCGAGCACCACGACTGGAAGAGCCCCACCGAGATCGCGAAGATGCTCGGGACGAACGCCAACGTCATCGGACGCACGATCTCCGCGCTCAAGATTCGCGGCGATATCCCTGGCACCTGCAAGCCGATCATGAACAAGGCGCCTGGTCACGACCGAGAGGTGACCTCGTACGTCTACTCCGCCGCGGCGATCGACCAGATCCGCACGCACCTCGAGTCCTTCTCTGCGCTGAATGGAGGTGCGGAATGAGACCGCGCGCCAGCCTCACGAGGCGTAGCGGCGCCAGACTCTCCGAGATCGCAGTCGACGCGCTCGCGCTCGGCCTTCGTCGTACGGCGCTGCGTGACGAAGAGATGTTCGATTCCATCCGGACGAGGTTTGCTGGAGAGCCGCCCGCCGTCGACGTCGACAACCTGGCGACGCCCGTGAAAGAGCCCTTCGAGACGATGGCGAACGGGTCGTGCCGGTTGCCGCGGCCTCGCTTTCTGCCTCGCCAAGGAGGGCTCTACTCTCGCCGGGGAGGCGCCTCGATCTCTTTCGAGCGGTGGAAGGCCCTCGGCCTCGCGATGTGGGTCTTCTCGTGCGGGATCGCCTTCGATTCCGCCGAGGAACGATGGCAGGCGGCCCACCGATTCGCCGACGTCCTCATCGACCCGTCACTCGCCCATCGCGGCAGCGTCCGCACGCCGGCTCATCCAGCGACTCCCAACTTCAGCCCGATGGTCGCCTTGGTCGAGATGGGCAGTGGGGTCGCAGCGTAAGCTGAAGGCCGCAGCGTCCCCGGTTCCTACGCCCACCTCGTCTCGCGCGATGGTGGGCGTTCCTAATTTGCTCGCGTCACGACGAAGGGCCCGACCCCGCTCGGACGATCCAGGGTCGGGCGAATGGAGCTTACCTCCTCGGTCAGCAACGCGTCACGAGGAAGAGCATAAAGAGGATCGCGGGGATCCCGATTGGACACGGCCCGCGAACCATGGCTCGCGGGCACCCTCGCCCTCAGCTCGCCAACTTCACCCGCTCCGCCACGTCGAAGTCGAGCTCGCCCTGGTTGTCGCGGAGTCGAAGCGGCACGCGGCCCGACTTCAGTCGACACTCGCGCTTGAGTAACTCCAGCGTTCCGAGGAACCGATCCCACTCGCCGAGGCGGATGAGGTACATGCTCGGCACCTTGAACTCACGACGCAGCACGCCGTAGACGCGAAGGAGTGAGACGCCAATCGCCTTGGCGACCGCCAAGCAGTGGGCCTTTGCCGACATGCGGTGGAGGGCACCGTCGCCGATACGCGCGTTGCTTTGCTCGAGTTGTCGCGACATGCTCGCAAGCCGCTCCTCCTGCTCGCGCGCCATCGCCATGAGGCGCTCCTCGGCCGCACGGTGAGCATTGGCTCGGTAGGCCAGGAAGGTCTCAATGACTTGGCGCGTGATGAGGGTCGCCATCGCAGTGTCGCTGCGCGAGATCGCAACGAGGGCCCCCACCTCGGTCAGGTGGTACTCGATTACGTCGCGGAAGCTGCCTCGCCCCGGGTTCAATTCTATGCGCCGTGCGACTCCGATATAATCGATATCATTCAGTATTCCTGAATTCGCGAGCCTCTTGACCAGGGCTCGAAAATCCGACGCTCGCTCGTAGCCAAGCCGCGCACCTAGATCCAAGTCCCGCACCCGCGGCTCCGCGTCCTGCCCGACGTGGAGATCCCAACCGTGGACAGGGACCATCTTGCTTTCGGTCATACGTTGCTCCTGACCGCCGGCTCGTTCCCAGGACATCGGGGAGCGGGTCGGCGGTTTTTCGTTGCGCAACGTAACCATCGCTATTCCAGCACATATCTGGCCCGTCCCAAGTCGGAACGCCCTGGGCCCATCCACCCGAATCAAGGTGAGCGCCGCCACCCGCGCGCGCCGAAGGTCTACCCATGCCGACGCCTCCATTCGCCGCCACGATCTGCTCGGTAGACGCCGACACGGCCGTTGCTGGCGTGCGCACCGTCGCGGGCGGCAACGTCATCCAGCTTTCCGGCCAGGACACCTCGTTCTGGACGAGTCAGCTTTGGGAGCTCTACGACTTCCCGGCCGGCTATGCGACGCCCGCGGGGTGGACGCTTGGTCCCGATGGTGTCCTGACTTCGACCGCCGTCACGCCCCCGCCGTTCACCGTCGACGCGCCGCGCGACAGGTGGGGAAAGTACGCCGTTCGCCTCACCGTGAACGACGGGCTGAAGAACGGTGTCTCCGACGACGAGATGCGGGACGAGTCGTTCATGGTTCTAGTTCCGTCGCACGGCGCGATCGAGTCCGTCGCCGAGATGGAGACGAACCAATTCGGCACCTCGTGGGCCGAGGCGCTCAAGCGCGACCTCGCTCGAGTGGACGCGTCGATCAACCACGCGACCGACTGGGTCGCGACGACCAACGCGACGGTGACGCTGTTGAAGGCGTACTCGATGCCGACGAACAGCCGCGACTACACGCTCCGATGCAGCGTGAAGGCGGTCGGCGACACCGTCTCGCAGAGTGCCCTCTACGACGTCACGGTCGTCTACACGCGCGACTCCGGCGGAACGTACACGCAGCGAGTCGCCAGCGTGACGACGGTCTACGAGACCACGGCCGGTTTCAACGTGACCATCACGCAGACTGGCACCGACTTGAACTTGAACGTCACCGGCGCCGCCGCGACGAATCTCCGCTGGCACGTGTTCGCCGAGCGCTTCTGGACTCTCGCCTACTGAGGCCTCCCATGCCCCTCTCTCCCAAAGACCTCACGCAGGCTATGCCCGCGTACGACGAGGAGTTCCTCGACGCCGCGCGCCCGACGGCCAAGCCGCCGAGGGGCATTGGCGTGTCCGGCGACTCGCGCCGCGAGCCGAGCAACTCGCCTTTTCCGCCTCCTCCCGCTGGTGTGACCGGTCATGAGCCGCGCATCGAGCCCGCGCGCAAGGCGAGTGGGGAGCTCGAGGCCGTGCGCGAGTTCACGCGCGCGTCCGTGCGCGAGTCGGTCGCGCCGAAAGAGGCGTGGGCCGAGGCGCTCGAACAGCACGCACAGGAGCTTCGTCGGGTGAGCGCTGCCAACCTCGACCAGTTCCGCGTCGTCAACGAAGAGATCGACGAGCACGAGGAACGGCTCAAGCGCATCGAGTCGAACGCGACCGACGCCGCCGTCTCATCGAGCGCGGTGCAGAAGCTCCTCACCGGCTTCCTTCCGCCCAAGGTGGTGCTCGGTCTCGTCGCTCTTTGGAGCGGCATCCAGGCCGTCATTCAGCTTGTCCAAGCGCTCCGAGGCCACTGATGAGCGCCGAGCCCATCGTGCCGGCCTCTCCCTCCACGGTGGGGCTCACCAGCGACGAAGCGCTGCTCCTCCGCGACGAGCTCCGCGCGGCTGAGCTTCGTCTGCTCGCCAACCTCCAGACGTTTCGTCACGAGGGCATCGCGGGACGCAAGTCGATCCGCGACGACATCCTCGGGGTGAGCGACGCGGTGGGTGACGTCGCCAAGCGGCAGCACCAACTCAGCGACTCGATCCTCGCCGTGCTCCGGCAAGTGCAAGTCAACGAGATGCAGCGCACGGAGGCGACTCGACGCGCCGAGGCGCACGCCAAGATGACCGAGGAGCGACTCTCCTTCATCGTCCGCCGTCTCGAGCGCGACCACGACACTCTCTCCGACGTGCGCTCCAAAGTGCCGGACGAGGAGATCGTGCCGTGGTTCCGGAGGGCGTGGAGGCCGGTACTCGTTCTGTCCGCGCTCGCCATGCTCGGTGGGGCGCTGGGTGGGTGTCTGAGCGTGCGCATGATGAACAGCACACCCGATGCGGTCGACGCGAGTCGGCCCGCTCCCAGTTTTTCTTTCACCGACAGGCAACCATGAACCCGTCTCTCACCCGAGCGAGCAAAGAGGCATTTGCCTGGCTCGCGTTCTCACTCTTCGTCCTCCTGCTCGTCTCCGCCTCGGAGTCGTGCACCCCGTTCGGCAAGAGCGTGGCGCGGAGCGTTTTGGACATCTCGCAGTCGGTCTGCATCGTCGCGAACAGCGACAAGCCCGATAGCGAGGTCAAGGCCATCTGCGGCGTTTTGGACGCCCTCGACGAGCCCATGCGCGAGTTGCTCAAGTCCTCGCGCGAGCGCGTGGCGCAGGAGCGGGAGCGGGTGGCGTTCAGCAAGGACGTGGAGTGCCACTTTCGGGGGTTGGATGACGTGAAGAAGGATGGTGGGCGTTGACCCTCCCCACCCTCCTCCTCGCCACACTTCTCCTCCTCGTGCTCGCGAGCCTGGGGAGTCCTCCCCCTCCGGGGGTGCAGCCGTGAGAGGCCTCGGCTTCCTCCCCGACCCGACCGACATCGTCGACGCCGAGACCATCGCGCGTCCGCTGCGCGCGCTCACGGGCTCGTCTCTCTCCACACTCCCCGACGCGTTCTCGTGGCTCCACACGGGCAATGTGCCGCAACCTCGCGACCAGTCGGTCACGTCCTCCTGCGTGGGCCAAGCGCTCGCGGCGAGTGTGCAGATCCGCGCGGCCATCTCGGGTCACTCCGCGGTGCCGTCCGCCTCTGCCATCTACGCCATTGCTCGCATGCTCGACCAGTCGCGCGATATGCCGCTCGTCGACGTGGGCTCGTCGCCCTCGCGGGCTATCGAGGGTGCCAAAGAGTGGGGGATGGTCTCCGAGTCGCGGTGGCCCTTCAGCGTCGCCAACGTCGACGTGAAGCCGCCGCTCGACGTCTTCCAGAACGGCCTCGACGCCACTCTCGGGCAGCACTACCGCATCCCGAGTGGGTGGGGTGCGATCGACGGAATCAAGCGCGCGCTGGTCGCGGGGTACATCCCGATCTTCGCCATGACCGTCGACGAAGCCTACGAGCGCTACGACGGGAGTGACGTCTACCGCGCTCCGTCGGGCCGGGTGCTCGGTCGCCACATGCAATGCATCGTCGGCTACGACGGCAGCGACTTCGAGATCCTCAACTCGTGGGGCTCGGGCTGGGGTCGTGACGGCATCGCTCGGATCGGTTCGAGCGTCATGGCCAGTTCCGACGTGAGCAGCATCATCGTTCCGACCGTTGTTCCAGGGCAGGTTTACTGATGTTCGACCTCTCCAACGTTCGCAAGGACGCCCTCTGGGTCGCCGCCGGCATCGCGTTCATGTTCGCGGTGCTGTTCGGGCTCATGCTCATTCTGTCGTCCTGCCACAACCTCCCGCCCGTCATTCTGCCGACCAACGATTCGCCGGCTGCGGTCTGCCAAAACCTCGCCCGCCTCCAATGCCCCGAGGCCGAGCCGACGCGCACGGGGAAGTCGTGTATCGAGGTCGTCACCAAGGCGAACGAGACGCGCGGGATGCCCATGGCCTGCCTCTCCTACGCCGCGACGATCGATGACCTTCGCGCGTGTCCGGATGGGGCGGTGCGGTGTCGGTGGTGAGCGTACTGGCGGCCGGCGTGTCGCTTCTCGCACTCGCGTGTCTCGCTGCGATGCTGGTCATCTTTGCCAGAAAACGGCGCGCTCGCCGACTGCACCATGACCTCCACTCGCACATGGTGTCGGAAGAATTCATCCACGCGCTCGAGTGCCAAGGCGCAGACCCGGAATGGGTCGATTCAATCCGTCAGGACAACGCACGAATGCGCTACGTCCGGATGCGAGAGATACCACAAGAGCCGGGACAGGGTCGGGTCATCGAGTTCGACCTTCATCCGACGGTGAAGCGAGCGATGGTGCCGCTCGGCGAGTACATCAAGAGGCTGCCGTGACGGACACCTCTACCTGCCCCCACTGCGACGGCCGGCCGAAGCGCGAGATCGAGACCGTGCACCAATACCGCTCGGGCGAGCTTGTGGCGTCCAAGGTGAACACCTGGATCTGCGACCTCTGCGCGGGTGAAGGCAAGGTGCCTCGCGCGCTCGCTCGTGAGGTGTGGCTCAACCCCGACATGAACGCGAGCGCGTAGCTCCCAATTCCCGACCAACAACCCACGAGGCCGACCACGAGAGTGCGTCGGCTTTTTGCATTTCTACAGCCGAAAGGGCCGCACGATGTCTCTCTCAAACGCCGCGGAAACCGAGCTCCTCACGCTCCTCTTCAACAACACGAACTGGGCGAACGTCGGTGACGCGACGGGCGTACGCGGCTCGACCGTGGCGGGCTCGTTCTACGTCTCACTCCACACCGCGGACCCTGGCGAGGCGGGCACGCAGTCGACCAGTGAAGCCACGTACACGGGCTATGCGCGCGTCGCCGTGGCTCGTTCGGGCGCAGGGTGGACCGTCGCAGGCAACAGCGTGTCGAACGCGGCCGCGGTCACCTTCGGCCTCTGTACCGCGGGATCCAGCACGATCACCTACTTCGCTATCGGCCGGGACTCGGCCGGCGCGGGAGAGATCATCGTGTCGGGTGCGACGACCGGGTCGATCGCGGTGAGCGCAGGTATCACTCCGGCGTTCGCCATCGGGCAGCTCACCACGACGGCCGACTGATGGCCATCACCACCCTAGACGGCGTCATCGCGGGCATGCTCCCCGCGTACGCGTTCGACAAGACTTCGGGCACACTCGAGGCCGCGGGCGTCCTCTACTCGCCCGTCTACGTCGCAGGCCATCCGGGCGCGATGGCTGCTCCAGCGTCGGGGCTCGCGGGCGCTGCGATCACGTCGCGCGCGGGGCTCATCTCTGTGCCGACTCCGGGTGCGGGAAATAGCTACCTCGCGGGCTACGAATGCAACGCGTCCGTGGTGGGTAGTGCGTGGCTCATCGATCGCCTCTGGGATAACTCGGGGCTCGTCGTCACGACCACTACCGCGCAGACCATCAACAGCGCCGCGTGGCCCGCGCGCGATGCTGACGGTGCCGTCGATGGGCGGTGGGTGATGATCGGAATCGAGGTGCGCACCGCGACCACGAACGCCAGCGCCATCACCAACATGACGTTCAGCTACACGAACAGCGCGGGCACCGCGGGACGCACGGGCACGATTCCCTCGTTCCCCGCCACCGCGGCGATTGGCACCTTCGTGGCGGGCTATCTCCAGGCCGGCGACGAAGGCGTGCGGAGCATCCAAAGCTGGACGCTGGGCACGTCGTTGGCGGCGGGCGCCGTTCACCTCGTCGCGTTCCGTCGCGTCGCTCGCGCGGCGGTCGTGACGGCGAACCTCTCGACCGAGCGCGACGCCATTGGTACCAAGTTTCAGCGCCTCTACGACGGCACCTGCCTTCAGCCGCTCTGGCTCCCGACGGCCACGACGGCGGTCACGATAAACAGCGACATCTACGTCAGCCAGGGGTGACCTATGCGGCGCGGTCTCCTCGGCGGCGTACTGCCCGATCACCTCGCGGCGATGTACCCGCTTGGGCGGCATTGGCTGTTCGGCAACGCCTTCCCGCTCACGCTCCCGTGGGCGGGGATCTGGCGCGCAGACTACGTCGGTGAGCCGTGGGTAGGTGACGCGAGCGACGGCGTCAGCGGCGGACGCCTGCTCTCCGAGGCGACGAATCCGCCGACCACGGGCACGCCGCAAAACGGGTACGTACCGGCCCTGTACGATGGCACGAACGACGTGCTGCGGTACGTCGGCGCCGAGGACATCATCGGCGACAGCACCGGGTGGACCTACCATGGCGTGTGGAAGTTCGGCTCGCTCGCGGCCCCGAGCGGTGCGGCCATCACGGATCCCTGCATCTACGCCATCGGCCCGTTCTCGGCGGCCGTCGCCCTCAGCGTCAATTCGTCCGGCGTCTGCCTCGTCCAGTACGACCTCGGCGGCACCCCGCACGAGACGGCGCGGATCGCGGTCTCGGCCGGCACGTACTACCGGATCCAGGCCCGATGGAGCATCTCGACCGGGGAGATTTGGCTGCGCGTCGACGCAGGCACGCCGGTCACCGTCTCGGGCGTCGCGGACATCGCGGACGCCTCGGCCGAAGATATCGTCGTCGGCGCGAACTACGACGCGACCGCGTTCCTCGACGCGGAGTGCCTCGAAACGGGATGGCTCGCGTACGCCGAGACAGATCCGGTGCTCGACGACGTCGACGACGCGGCGGTGGCGAGGTATGCGCTTGGCAGTGGTGGGTCCGGCGCTCTAATCGGCTCCGCGACCCTGACGCTCACCGGTTCGGGCACCGTGCGAGGGGCGGGGCGCCTCATCGGCCCATCCACGCTCACCTTCTCCCAGGCCGCGACGTTGCGCGGGACGGGGGCGCTTGTCGCGTCGGGCGCGCTCACCTTCACGCAAGCGGCGACTCTCCGCGGTGCTGGTGCAGTGGCCGGAGCAGGCTCGTTCACGTTCGCCCAGGCGGGCACCGTTCGAGGCGCTGGTGCGCTCTCGGGCTCTGCCGCGCTGGTACTCTCCCAGGCCGGCTCGCTCGTCGCGACTGGGGCGCTCTCGGGCACCAGCAGCGCAACGCTCACGGCGTCGGGGACCGTCCGCGGAGCTGGAGCGCTCGTCGGCGCCGGGGGCGTCACCATCTCTCAAGCCGGGACGCTGCGTGGCAGCGGCGCGGTCGTGGGCGCTGGCGCCTTTGCGTTCGCGCAGACGGGTACGATTCGAGGTTCGGGGGCGATCGTCGGCTCTGCCGGGCTGACGTTCGCCCAGACGGGCATCCTTTCCGGGACCGGTGCTCTCGCTGGCGCCGGCTCATTCGCGATCTCACAAGCGGGCACGTTGGGCGGTCTCGGTGCGCTCGTGGGCGCGACCTCGTTCATCCTCACGGCGACGGGCAGCATTGTCACCGGCTCGCTGATTGGCTCGGCGTCGTTTGCCCTCTCTCAGTCGGGAACGCTGACGGGGGCGGGCTCGCTCGTGGGTACGAGCGCGCTCGCGCTCACCCCCACGGCCACGCTACGCGGGTCGGGCGCTCTCGTCGGCTCTGTCGCGGGCGTGACGATTGGCGCGACGGGGACGCTGCGCGGAAGTGGGTCGCTCGCGGGGGCTTCGGCGCTGTCGTTCGCCGGTGCTGGTACCCTCGTCGGCTCCGCTGCGCTGGTCGGCTCGGCTTCGATTGCCTTCGCGCAATCGGGTGTCATCCGCGGGGCGGGCGCGCTCTCGGCGTCCGTCGCTGGGATCACCATCTCCCAGTCCGGCGCACTCGTCGGAACTGGCGCGCTGGTCGGGACGACGTCGGTCGTATTCTCGCAGTCCGGCACCCTGTCCGGCGGCGTCCTCTCCGGCGCCATGGTGGGCTCGGCGTCGTTCGCGCTCTCGGGCGCGGGTACGCTGTCAGGAGCGGGCGCCGTGGTTGGCGCCGGCGCGATGACGCTCGCCTCCACGGGCTCGCTTCGTGGTGCAGGCGGACTCGCCGGATCCGGCTCGCTCGCGCTTGCGTCGGGCGGCACCATCCGAGGCGCCGCGGCATTGTCGGGGTCGACCGGTATCGCGTTCGGCCAATCCGCGACGCTCGGTGGGCTCGCGCTCCTTTCGGGGTCTAGCGCGCTCATCCTGTCATCGGCGGACGCGGAGCTTACGGGCCTTGGCAGCCTCGCGGGCCAATCATCGGTCGCATTCACGACCGATGCCGCGGAGCTCGTGGGCGCGGGCGCGCTTGAGGGAATGGTGGGATTCACCTTCACCGCGACCGGGACCTTCATCCCCACGTCGTTTCCTCCCCCCATCCTCGGACCGCTCACCACGCGCCCCGCGACGTCTACCCGTTCCAGCACGGCATCCGCACTGACCACTTCGACGACGCGGCCGACGGGTGCGCGGTCGTCGACCAGCGCAACGTCGACACACGCCTCCACTCGCCCCACGACGCGCACGCGCACGAGGACATCATGACGACCTACAGACGCAAGCGCGGCGACACGACCCCGCTCTCGTTCACGCTCTACAACGGCGGAATTCCGCTCGACCTCACCGCGGCTACCCAATTGCGGATCATCGCGCGACTGCCGGGTACGGCGAGCCCGAAGTTTACGAAGGTAATTGCGGGGCCGCTCGGGGCGGATGGCGTTGTCGTGCTCACTCCGATCGCGGGGGACGTCGACACCGCGGGGCGGTTTGATCTGGAGATTGAGGTGCTCTGGAACGACACCACCGTCCAAACCATACCCAGCGATGGTTACGACGAACTGGTCATTATTCCAGACCTCGGAGGCGCAGCTTGAGCGACGACGGAGTGACCATGCCCAGCGGTGTTCGTTTCGCGCTCGAGATGCTCGACATCCAACTCGATGACGGGTCGTGGGTGTGCCTGTCGAGCGTGCGCGGCACGACGTTCGAGGGCAAAGGTGCGACGCACCACGAGGCCTATTGCGCGCTGCGAGCGGCGATTGCGGGGGCGAAATGAAGGCTTCAGTCAGGGACGGATTCGTTGCGTTTTCCTCGCCTCTCGAGGGTGTCGTCCCCTGGATGTACCTCGACATCAAGGGCCTGGTCACGACCGCGATCGGTAACCTCATCGACCCCGTGCACCTCGCCCTCAACGTCCCGTTCGTGTGGCCCGGTGGGCTTCGGGCCACGCGCGCGGAGATTCAGCACGAGTGGCAAAAGGTGAAGTCTGCCAAGTCGCTCGCCAAGGCCGGCCATCACGCCGCCGAGCACGTCTCGCAGCTTCGCCTGACCGACGAGGGCGTCGAGGCGCTCGTGCACAAGGTGCTCGACCAGATGCACGCCGAACTGGTGAAACGCTACCCCGCCTTCGACTCGTGGCCCGCTGACGCGCAAATGGCGACGCTTGCGATGGCGTGGGCGTGCGGGCCGGGGTTTGGCCGGACGTTCAAAGGGCTCGACGCCGCCCTCAAGCGCAGCGACTGGAAGACGGCCGCGACGCAGTGCCGAATCGACGACTCCCAAAACCCCGGCGTCACGCCTCGAAACAAGGCCATGAAGCAGCTGTATTTCCTCGCTGCCGCGCTCCCGTGCGATGCGGAGGAGCTTCACTGGCCCGCCGATGGCCCGGTGATGCAGTGGCAAGCGCAGCGCGGGCTCGCGTCCGACGGCATCGTCGGGCCGAAGACGTTGGGGGCGCTATGAACCGCATGCTCGACGGCATCCAAGAGGCCTTCGTGGCCCTCCTCGCCATCGCCGGCGTCCTCGCCCTCGCCCTCGTCGTCATCGCGCTCGTCGTGGCGTTGGTGATGAAGTGAAGCCCGGAGCGTATGTCGGCTCGATTAGTGCCCCATCCACCCCACCCCATACCTGGCCGAAAGTCATCCACGACGGCGTGGTGTGGCTGGTCTCGCCGGTCTACGTGGCGCCGGTCGCGCGGGTGGATCTGGCAGCTTTGCTGAACGAGTACGACTGCGAGCTCCCGACCGTGGGGCTGGTGGATGCGATATGGCGGGCGGCGGACTTGAAGCTCGAGCCGCACACCCGCGACTGGCGGAACAGCGCGGACATGGCCTCGCCACGAGCGTTCGCGGACCAGAAGCGAATCATCGAAGAGCAGATTGGTGGACGCGCCTTCACGCTCCTCGCCGGCACTCACAAGGACTTCGTCCAGGTGGATGGGCGGGTAGACATTTACGGATGGGCCGATCCGCGCGGGAAGAAGCTTCAGCCGTCGCCGCTGACCTCGCACAACGCGGTCTACGTGGATTACAGCCAGGGCTATCGCCCCGTCCGAAGAGTGGGTTCTATCTCGACTTACGATGGGAGCATTGCATGAAGCCGAAGCGCGTAGGCGAGATGGTCATCTGCGGTACGAAGGTGGGCATCTACCTCGCGCACAAGCTCTGCGACGAAGGCACGTCGTGCGCGGGTCTCTACGACACCGACGCGTCGCGCATCTACATCGACGACGCGAATGGCGAGGAGATGGTTCGCCATGTCCTCGTTCACGAAGTCGCGCATGCCGTGCTGCACCTCTCCGGAGCCATGCACGAGTTGGAGGAAGACTTGAAAGAGGGAGTCGATCCGAATCGAGTGGAGGAGCGTCTCGTGCGCGCCCTGACGCCGCACCTCGTGGCCCTTATGTCGCAGCACGAAGCCAAGCGGAAGCGAGCCCCCAAATGACCCTCACCGCCCTCGAGCACACCGCCGTCCAAGAGCGCCGCGCCAAGAGCGAGACGTGGCAGTCGATCGCCGTCGCGATGGGAAAGAACGAGTCGGCACTGCGCAGAGCGGTGAAGCGGTTCGACGCCAGGCACGCCGCGATGCCCGAGACCCAGGACGCCCCGCCAGAGACGGTGAGGAGTGCGCCGGGACTGAATGTCGACGCTCCCGCTTTCGAGAGCGATGATGCGCCGCCTCCGGCTGTTCGTCACCCGGCTGTTGGGCCGAGGGAGGCGGACTTCGCCGCGCGCCTTGCTGACCGTGTTCGCGAGCCGAACCTTCGGAAGCACTCCGGCCTCGAAAAGATCCTTGTCATCCCCGACACCCATGTTCCTTTTGAGGACGAGCTTGCCTTCGGCGTCCTCCTCGCTGCGGGTCGATTCCTGAAGCCCGACACCATCGTGTTCCTTGGCGACTTCGCCGACTTCATGAGCGTATCGTTTCACCCGCGCGAGCTCGGTCGTCGCGGGTACACACTCAAGGAAGAGGCCGAGGCGGTCAACGCGCGGCTCGACCAGATCCAAGCCCTCGGCGCGAAGCGGGTCGTCTTCATCAAGGGCAATCACGAGTATCGGTTGGAGCGATACCTCACCGAGAAGGCGCCCTCGCTCTTCGGGCTCGTCGACGTTGCTGCGCTGTTCCGTCTCGAGGAGCGTGGGTGGGAGTGCGTCGAGTACCGGAAGCACCTCAAGATCGGAAAAATGCACTTCACCCACGACGTGGGGCACGCCGGCATCTACGCGCACCGGCAGTCGCGGATGGCGTACGAGGGCAACGTCGTCATCGGCCACGTTCACCGACTTTCGTACGAGGTCGCAGGCACCTCCAAAGGCCCGTCGCACGCCGGTATCGCACTGGGGTGGCTCGGCGACAAGGGCGCGATCGACTACATGCACGCGGCGAAGGCGGCGCAGTGGGCCCTGGGGTTTGGGGTGGCCTACCACGAACGCGCATCCGGCAACGTTCACGTGGTGCCCGTGCCCATCGTCGACTACCGCTGCGTGGTCGAGGGGCAGTTGGTCGAGCCGCTCAAGGGGACGAGTGTGGAGAAGGCGGCATGAACTGCGTAGGCAATCACAAGTACTGCGACCCACACGTCGGCCTCCACTTCGCGAGCGCGGCGTCGTTGCTCGTGGCGGCCACCGCTCACCCCCGACTCACGTACGTGCTGGAGCTCGCGGGCAATCGACTTGCGGGCGACACAATCGTCCCCGTGCTCATTCGCGCGCTCGACCACCCGAGCGCAGTGGTGCGGGAGGGCGCTATCGCGGGCCTCACCAAGCACGCCTCGCGCGAGGACGTGCGTGCTGCGGTAAGGGCGTTGCTGGCGCGCGAAACGAGCAAAGTTTTGCGTGAGGTGGCTACGGAGTTTTTGGAGGCATCATGACCGACGTCCAAGCCGGCGCCGACGCGGTCGTCGAGATTCTCGAAGCGCTCCACCAAGGCGGCGAGCTCGACGCCATCAAGGCCATCCTGCGCACGTTGGTGCCCCGCGCGCACCCGGTGGAGGTTGCACTCGCGGCGCTGCTCATCGCGGGCCGCGGGCCGCTCATCCGTCGCCATCGCGAGTACGTGTGGGCCTGCGACCGCTTCGAGGCCCACCTTCGGGCGATTGAGCACGTGGAGACCACTGAGATCATGGCGGCTCTGCGGCGGTCGGGATGACGGGTATGGATTCCCACGGCGCGGGAAGTGGTTAGGGTGAGGGGATGACGAAAGCCGAATTCGATGCCGAGATCGCGCGACTGAAAGCGTCGTTCACTGCGTTGCTCGCGAAGCGTGAGCCCGAGCCCCGCAAGTCCCTCGCCGGCCCCCGCGGGCGGAAGCTGCGGGAGCTTTGCAAGGCGGCGCAAGCCGCCTCCGACGAGGAGGCAAAGGTCAACGAGCTTGCCATCGGGGAGATTGTCCTCCTTCGCTACGCCGAGGGCGTCAAGTGGCCGAAGTGGGTTGGTCGCGCTGGTGACCTGAACATCAACCACATCGAAGCCGTCCTCGACGCGTTGGGGGTGCCGTGACCTGCAACGGCGACCACGCCTTTTGCGACCCACACATCGGGATCCACTTCGCGAGTGCCGATGCGCTTCGTGAGGCTGCGACCTCCGACTCGCCACCGCATCGCCTGACGTACATTCTCGAGGTCGCGGGCAATCGCCTCCCGGCCGGCGAGATTGTGCCGACCCTCTTGCGCCACCTTGGCCACGAGTCGTCGTCGGTCCGCGAGGGTGCGCTGACCGGGCTTTTCTCGCACGCGACTCGCTACGACGTTCGCTCGGCCGTGCGCTCGATGCTGAACACCGAGCCCAGTCCCGGCGTTCGATCGGTCGCTCTCGACCTTCTGGAGTCTACGAAATGACCCGCTCCACCCTCAAGCGCATCCCGCGCGCCAACCTCGAACGCCTCGCGCGGTGGCTCGGGGTCGCGCGGCCGGAGGTGCTCAAGACGGGGCTGCTCGTGCAGGCCTTGCTTCGTCGTGGCGTGGGGGCGGGGGGGTTGTGAGTCGCTCCCTCAAACGCCCCTACACCGGCTCTAAGGCCGTCGCCGGCTCATGCCGCGGTCGCGACGGCTGCCCCGTGTGCGTGGGGAATCGGACGCTGAAGCATGAGCGGCAGGTGGTGGATGCGATCCCGGCGCTCGTCGCCGAAGTCGAACCGCCCGAGCCCTTCAACCCGTGGGACTACCCAGACCTCGATTGGGATGCCTGAACCCTCCAGGATTCCTGGAGGGTTGAACTCTTCGATTTCCTCTAAGAGTTGCCCCGCCCCTCCTCGGAGGTGGCGGGGTTTTCGTCATTTCGGCCCATCCTTCGGCCGCTCGAGCGCGTCCGCCCATCGCCTCGCCTCAGCGCACGCGGCATCGAGGGCCCCGTATCGGCGCGACACGGCAAGGGCGAGGGTGAGCACGGCAGAGGCGGAGAGGCGGTGGGTGGCGGCGAGCTCGTCGACCGCGGCCCAACCATCGGGGGCGAGGCGGACGCCTCGGCTGCGGTTTACGCGCTCGCGCTCGGGCTGGGTGGCGTCACCTTTACGGCGCTTCGTGGCGGCCATGTGCTAGGCTCCCTTCACGCCGGAAGGGCGCCTCCGGGTCTCTCCGGGGCGCCCTGGTTGCGTCGCTCCCCCGGGCCGTAGCGGGCCGCGGGGGAGGTTATTAGACCTCGGGGCTCGACTCCTCGTAGACGCGGAGCCACGTGTCGCCCTTCGATTTGTGCGCCGCGCGAGCAACCGCGCGGAAGGTGCCCCCGCTCGCGGCTTGGGCGGCCTTGCGTGCGGCCTCGGGGGTGTGGTGGGACGAGATCACGGCAATCGCGCCCGCGAACTCGTCCGCCGTCAGCACCGCCGCGCACACCGCCTCGAGCTCCGCGCGGGGCACCACGCCGACGTCGCGGATGGTGTCGGCGAGGGTGCTCTCCACAGACCTAACGAACCCGCGGCGAGTCATCGCACCACCACCGCGAACGCGGTGCCTCGGGTCGTCTCGAGTCGCTCGGCGGCGCTGAGGCGAGCGGGGTCGTTGGCGATCTTGAGGCTGACCGCGAACGTGTCGTCTGCCTCGATGAGCAGGGCATCCGCGGCGTCGCCGAGGCGAGCCCGGACAGCCGAGACGGGAATCATCCCGCAGTGACGCTCGGTGCGGTCGATGTCGTGGAGGGTGGCAATGAGGTTCATGGGGACTCCAGTCGAGAGGGCCGAAAGAAACTGCCTGGTACCAACCGATCTTGAGGGTCGAGGGGTGGGGCCCTTTCGGGCCCCGTCTCTCTCACCCTTCCAGTTTCTCGAGTGCCGCCTTCGCCTTCTGCACTTCGTTTCGGTTCCACTCGGTCGGGCACTCGTTCCAGTCGATGTAGGCTCCTTCGAGTTGGCGGCGGGCGTCTTCGAGGCGGGCGTTTCGTTTCGTCGTCGTCTTCATGAGAGGCATTGTGGACTCGACTGGCCGGCCAGTCAATCGCTCAGTGAAAGAAAGTTTGAAAACTGCCAAAAACCTCGAGTGAAACGGCCAATCTTTTTTTTGGACTGAACGCAGAAGGGCGGCCCTTGCGAGCCGCCCTCTAGCACCGTGACCGAGCTCGCCCCGGAGCTACTCGCCGTCGTCCTCGGATGCCTCGCGAAGCGCCGCCTCGAGCCGGCCAGAGGCCAAGGCGAGGTCGCGATAGACCTCTACGACCTCGGTGTGTGTGAGCCCGTGGCGAGCCGCGTCCGCCCGGATGGCATCGTTCAGTGCGTCGGGCACGCGAAGGTCTAGACGCCGCGTGTGGCGCTGAGACTGGGGGACGTAGGCGGTGCGACGGGTGGATGCCATGGCGTCATCATCGGGCTCTGGGGTGGCCAGGTCAATTACCAATTATACGGGCGAAGTCACCCCCAACTGCGCTGCCGTAGAGCGAATTGCGATCGCCGATGTGTCGCGGGCCACCGGTGACCCTTTGGCCCATTTTAGCACAGCGCTTCGACTCGCACCGATCATGGCCGCCAGTGAGGCGACACCTCCGCCTGCAGCTATGAGCGCAGCCCATGGCCCAGTGGCGACCGTCGGTCGTCCGCCAGAACCGCGCGGAAGATTGCTTGTGGAGCTTCCTGGTTCGACGGGCGATTCAACACCTAGCGACCTCGCAACCTCTGAGATCGAGCGCGCCGTCATGGGTGGCACATCCCACCTACTGGCATGCCAGAACGAAATCGTCGAACGCTCTACACCAAGCAGGCGCGCCAGCCCCGCGATCCCGCCAGCCTTTGCGGCCAATTCCCTCCACCGTCCTGTAAGCGAATTGCTGGAACGACCTTTCGCGTGCCGGTCCGCATTGTTGTCACCCGGGCTGCCAACGAACAGGTGGCCCGGGTTCACGCACGAAGGTGTGTCGCACCGATGGCAGGCGCACTCTCCCTCGCGAAGTTGGCCAATTGACATTTCGAGACTCACTCGATGCGCGCCCCAGGTCCGTCGGCCACCCAACGAAAAGCGGAACACGCCATATCCCCCCTTGCCTAGGCCTCCGAGCCACATCCAGCACTCATCCGGTCCTTTACGATCCACCAACGCGAGAAACGGGTGTTGCGGAAAACGGCTGGGCTTACGGGCGACACTTTCAGCCGCAGTCGAGGAGTCGGTTTTGCTCTTCATTCCCTCACACCTTAAGGGTGACTGGCCGGCCATTCAACGTGTCACCGGTCGATTCTCGAAAATAGTTCGCAACGAACCCGCCCATCCCGCCGACCCACCCCCATGACCACCCCGACCATCCCCAGCCAGATCACCCACCCCTGCCCGCGATGTGGCCACCTTCAGCGCGGCCACGTCGTACAGGTCGCGATGCGCTGCTCGCCGTGCGGGCTGCGGTTCCCGCTACCTCCGCGTCACCGCCCGAGCGAGGGAGCAGGCGCCGTCGTAGACCCACCTGACCGCGCAGAAGGCGAGGATGAGCGGGGTGGCTAGGCACATGGCGAGGGCCGCGAAGACGGTGGTGAATTCGCCCTGGGTCACTGCGACTCGTGGGTGAAGGCCGCCCCGAAGAGCGCTACGACCGCGAGGGCCCACGCCGTGATGGCAGTCGGCCAGTGGGACACCTCGGCGCTCGCCGCCCCGCCGATGGCGAGCACAGGGACGGCGTAGGCAAGCTTGAGCCAAAGCGGCCCACGCTTCGCGGCGGCCAGGGCCGCGACGTGCTCGACCTTGGCCTTGTCGAATGCGGCCTCGGCGAACTCGGCGCGGTCGAGTGCTCTTTTGGCATCACGGCTGAGCGATTCGATCATCGCGCCTTGGTCGAGTTCTCGGTACGGGGTGGTCATGGGAACCTCGAGTCGTGAAGGAGAAGCGCCTCGCGAGCGAGCGCGAACACGGTGGCGTCGTAGGTCGTGCAGATGGATCCGGGCCACCACTGCGCCGGCTCGATGCGCCAACGAAGCCACGCGATGATTTCGTCGCTGGCAGGGTCGCCCGATCCCGTCGCTCCCTCGGCGATGCACGTGCCACGTCGATGACGGAGTGGGTGTGGCGGTGGGAGGCGGTCATTGCCTCTCCCATCGAACGACGCCGGTGATGGCCTTTGGCTCGTTCTGCAGGCGGCCCACGCCGTCGCAGAGGTCGCACTTGATGAACGACATTCGCTCGACCTCTTCCGTCACCCTGATGGGGTACATGTGCCGGATGTCGGCGAAGCCCCGCTCTTCGTCGGTCATAAGGCGGTCAACCTTCACCTTGCGCATCCCGTTGGGCACCTCTTTGCGCCCCGAGCACTTCGGGCACTGGTGCGGGTAGTCGGCGAGGAACGCCTCGTGACGAAGCGCCTCGCGGCACTGCATGTGGCTCCCGCGCGACAAGAGCCCGTCGCAGTGGGCGCAGCGGTCGGGCCGGTCGAACTTGCCGAGCGCCTCCTCTGCGTTGTCGTCGATGCCGTCGAACTTGCCCATCACGTCTCCTTCGGTTGGGTGATGATCGTGACCGCGGCGAACATCGGTTCGTTGCGCGCCGTCTTCGCCATGCGCGCGCTCTGCCCGCCGTCGTCGCGATCGAGAGCGGCGGCTGGCAACACGGTGGTGCAGAACCTCGGTCCTTCCTCGCCCTCGCTTGCGTAGTTGAACTGCGCGACGAGCGGGATCTTGTGCTCTTTGCAGATGGCGATGACTTGGGTCATCAGCGGCGAGATCTGTTCGTCGTACACGTCCTCTTTGGTCCACTCGGTCATGACGCGTCTCCCTTCTCGTTGTCCCACCCCACCGTCCCACCCCTGCACCCGCCCTCATGCTGGCCCTCGTGGCCGCGCTCGCGGGAGCACGTCACGGGTGGGTCGTCGGGGCCGGTGGAGGGGGATTGGGAGAGGCGGAGGGGGGACTCGTTCTTGGCGAGCCGCTCGAGAAGCTCTCGGTTGCGCTCGACGCTGCGCTTCGCGAGGTCGACGACGCGGCGCCTCTGCTCGTCGTCCGCGACAGACTCGGCGTCACGCATGCACTCCGCGATGAAGTCGTCGCGGGTGCCCCGGACGAAGTGGCGCGTGGCCATGAAGTGCACGAACGCCGCCGCGTAGATGGCCGTCCAGGTGGCGTCGTGTTTGGTGGGGGGGGTCACACCAACCCTCCCAGGTACCGACCAATATCCGACGTGAAGAACCGCTCGTTCCAATCACGGAACGACACGTCCTCGGCGACCAACTCGCGCGGCTCGGCGAGTCGAACGCGTACACCGGACTCGACCTCGAACGGATCGAGCGGGATCGGAACGAGGCGAGAGTGCTGGCGGAGACCGAGCATCGTCGCGAGCCACCACGCGTCGCCATCGTGAACGGGCGCGGAGAACGCGGCGTAGATGGGTGCGAGCGCGACAGGTGGCACGACGAGGCCCGTCTCTTCGCAAAGCTCGCGCGACGCGGCCTCGGCGAGCGCCTCGCCCTCCTCGACCTGCCCGCCGGGGAAGCCGATGTCATCGGGGCGGTCGCGGCGCGAGACGGCAAGGACCTTGCCGGCGGCGACCGAGATCGGCGAGGCCGACAGGTAGACGCACACCGCGAGACGGATCGGGCGGCGGTCGGTCGGGAAGACCGCGGTGTCGAGGGCGGTCACGCCGCCACCTCCCTGGTTACGTCGATGAAGCTGACGCTCTCGCTGTAGTAGCCGTTGCTCTCGCCGTGCCAGCGGAGCGTGACGTAGCCCTTCGCCGTCGCGAACTTGTAGAAGGTCCACGTCTCCGACTCGGGCACGTAGTCGCGCTCGGGGACGGTGTACCCAGCGTCGTCGTTCGAGACCTCCTCGGCGATGACGAGCGGCGAGCCGACGAGGTCATCGAGGTCGCCCGCAACGTCGTCGAGGGTGACGCTCTCGCAGCAGTCCTGGTCGTGGTAGAGGCAGAACGTGCGGCCGTCCGACGTCTCGAAGAAGAGGGCATCGCTCGCGAGCCACTCTCCGCGCCAGACCTTGGCGAGCGTGAGGCCGGCGAGGTCCTCGACCGCGTTCACCGGCTTCAGACACTCCCCTCCCCCACCCAGGGACGATTGCTCGCCCCCGAACTCGCTCCGTTCCGCTTTTTTTCCCGTCGTTCCGTGGTCACTGGTCGTGGGGTTCGAATCCCCTTGGGGACGCCAACGCGTGCTCATTTTTGCTACCTTTCTCGGACGATTGGACGTTTGAGGGACGATTCGTAAGAGCGTCCGGAAGCCGTTCAAAGACGACCCCGAAGGAGCCCGTCTCGCGCAAGACTTCGGCCTCGCGCACATAGATAAGCATCGTGGAATGGGTCACGTGCCCAGACCGCGACATGATCTTGAGCGCGTCATCGCCACGGATGGCCGCCCACGTGATCCCGGTCGCGCGCAGGTCGTGGAACGTGATCCGTTTCGTCGTCTTGCGCGTGACGTGCAGCGCTTGGCGGGTCACTCCGGCCTTGAGCAGGTCCTCGCGGAGAAGCGGCGACTCGCCATCGCTCCCGCCTCCCGGCGGCATGCGGAGGACGCGGCCGCGGCGAGACTCGTCCGCCATCGCAAGGAGCATCGGCAGAAGCGACGGCTCGATCGTCACGCGACGATCGACGTCCGTCTTCGTCGAGCCCACCTTGCTCTTGGGCCGCGACCGGTCGCGCGACTGGTGCACGCGGATGATGCGGTGCTCGAGATCGACGTCGGACCAGTCGAGCACGTCGAGCTCGCCCGCGCGCATGTACGTGTAGACGGCCATCGCGTAGACGCGTCGACGCCAGAGCGGTACCGCCTCGCACTCGAGGAGCATGCGAAGCTCGTTCGGGTAGAGGTACTGCTTGCTGACCTTCGTGCCCTTGTCCGGCCCGCGCACGCCCTCGGCAGGGTTCGACTTGAGCACCACGATCGCGTCCGTCTTGCTGTCGCACGCGTCTTTGAACGCGCGGGCGACGAAGCTCCAGACGTTCTGCGCCGTCTTCCACGAGAAGCGTGTGCTCGGATCCTTCACGGTCGCGTCGAGTCGCGCGACGACGGCCTTCATGTCCTCCTTCGTCACCGATTTGATCGGCAACGCGCCGATGGTGGGCGCGACGTAGAGGGTGAACTGCGAGTGCTGTTTCTTGGCGTCGGAGATGCCCTCGCCGATGCGCACGTCGCGCCAGCGTCGGAACCACTCCGTCACCGTCTCCTCGCGAACGGCGGGGACGGCGCCGGTGGTGCGGGCAGCGCTCGACATCACGCTCGCCATGCGGATCGCCGTGGCCTTGTCATCCTGCGCGATGCCGGGCATGCGTACCCACGGACGCTTACCATCGGGCATCGTCACGCGCGCGTGCCATGCGCCGTTCCGCCACTCGACCGTGCCCTTCGCCTGACGGACCATGCTTCCTTCTACGCCGCGGGTTTGGTGGAGCGATAGCCTGCCCGAGCAAGACACTCGAGCGCGTACCGCTCGTCGTCGCCGGTGACCTTCGGTGCGAAGCGTGACGCTCGCGCCGCGTCCTGCGCGACCACCCATCGCTCGTAGTCGACGACGGCGATGACCCAGTCGCGACCGACCTTGCGAGCTCCAGGCATGCCCTTCACGTTGCGGAGCGCCCACGCGCGAGACTTGCCGGGCACGTTCGGCCCGCCCTTCGCGGTCGTGAACGCGGTGGTCGCGGTGGGGGTGGAGGCGAGGGCGCGGAGCACTTCCTTTGCGACACGCTTCGCGATCTCGTCGATGAGGGGGTCGAGGTTCATGGGGCGCCCGCCTCGCCGCCGATGGCCGTTCGGATCTCGCCACGCACACGCTCGGCGAAGGCGAGCCGTTCACCCGGGACGTTCGCGAAGCCAACGTCGTCGAGCGCATGCAGCGCTCGCGCGAGAAGGCTGGTTGGTACCGTCACCATCGGCTCCCGTGGTTCGTGTAGCGAGTTGAGGTCGAGCCGGAAGGATCGCGCGTCGGGATGGTCGCTCATTTGGCCTTCTCGCTCTCCAGGTAATCCTTGTCCGCCTGCTCCCTCGTCAGCCCGAATCGGCCGAGGAGGTAGGCGAGGACGTTGTCCGTAGTGGCCTTGGGCGCCGGCTTGGGTCGCCTTCCTGTTCCGTTGCAGTCCTTGCAGTGGCGCGAACAGAAGCCCCCAGCGTCGAACCAGCGACCGCTGCCGTTGTCGCATTCGGTGCACATCACCATGCCGTCGTCGCTCATTGAATCTCCCTCACTTCCTTCCCCGCCTGTTTCGCAATCCCAACCATGTGGGCCGTCCCTCGCCCTCCCGGGAACGCCACGACGAGCGCAGGCTTCCACGAGAGCATCTTCCGATTCCGTCGAGGGCCTGCCGATGGGCCGAGTCGCCCGAAGTCGGCGGGGTGGCCGGCGTACGGGACCTTTCGCGACTTCGCCCACGCCTCGGCGAGGAGGTCGGCGCCAGTCTGGGCGCCGTGGATGACGATCGCGATCGGCGTCTCCTTGTGGATGGCGTCGAGCACCGCGAACACCTTGGCGCGGTCCGCGTAGTCGCGTCCGCCGCAGGCGAGGAGTTTCACGGCTCACCACCGTTCATGGCCATGATGTTGACGAGATTGGCGAGAGCCCTCGTCTCGCCGCGCAGGCTCAAACGGACCGCATCTGCGACGCCCATCCATACGGCTTGGCGATGAAACCCAAGCTCGCGCCACGTCTCGGGCCACTGCGTCAGCTCGGCGTATGCCTCGAACGCAATGCGACCAAGCTGCTCTTCGTCTCCCGGTGTCGTTCCGTCGATGTTGATACTGGTCATAACCCTCTCCTCCCCGGCCCGCATTGCCACCGGTCGCCTCGTTCCTCCCCAGTCAACGCTACGACAATCACATCGACCATTGCGATCCCTCACCTTCCCGGATCACGTCGGCGACGAGCGAAAGCATCCTGTCTTCGTGCAGACGAGCAAACCGATTCAGCACGCCAGACATCTCCTCCGTGAAGCTGCGCTCCGATGACCAAGCTTCGCCCGCATCAAGCTCCTCCCTTGTGCACTCGAAATAGAATCGCACCTCGGGCCGTTGAGGCGCCCGCATGCTCTCGACGTAGTTTTCGAGGCGAGCTTTAGCGGTGTCGCCATTCCAGTAGAGAGCGGCGGCCCGCAAGAACGGATGCTTAGCGTCCACGCATCACCTCCCCCGCCAACGCAAGAGCCTCACTCCGCTCCTCGCCGAGGTACGTGTAAGGCTTCCCCGTCTCGAGGTCGATGCGCCGCTCGATGGTCCGCCCGAGCACGTTGCGTAGGGCGTCGACTGCGAGGCGTAGCTGGGAGCGCTCGTCCCACAACGTGCACGTGAAGCAGCGCCCGCCGTTCGGGCCGGTGGTGCAGTGGGTCACTGGACCCTCTCGGGGCGAGGTCGATACCAAGCGGCGCTGATGATCGAGGCACACCGCTCGAATGGGCCGGACACGTCGCGCGCGAACACTGGCTTGGCTCCGTGCGGGAGAACGCGCTGCTTTCGCGTTGTCACGTGGTCGCAATGATTGAGGCACCACGCTTGTCGAGTGCCCTGCTCGCCGAACGATCGCAGCAACGCGGCGGGGCGCTTACACACGTCGCACCTGACGTACGTCGTGGGTCCTTTGCGCCGGCTCACTTCCCCCTCGCAGCGGCGCGGAAGGAGAGGGCGCGGGCGAGCTTGCCAAGGAGACTCTCCCGAATCTCGCCGAACTCGCTTTGCTCTTTGAACGCCCGAGCGCTTGGCCAATGCGGGATCCAGACGAGCGCCTCGATGATGCGGCGGGATGGCTCACCCGAGCCCCGCCGAGGCAAGGCCTTGCGGAAGGCCCGCCATTCTTCCAGCGCCCCCCTCCTACACGCCTGCCGGCGCTCGCGGTTGAGGCGCTCATCCAACACGCGCAAGACGTCGCCGGTGAACGCGGAGTTGCCGAACGACGCGACGAAGTTACGAGCATCCTCCGCCGTGCGGAGGTCGGTCTCCAAAAGATACGGCCTGTAATCGACGCTCATTTGACTCCCACCCTCCCCATCGCATCCCTCACCGTCTTCCCAAACCCCTCCGGCACGAACCACGACCGGACGAGCTCCCACTCTAAGGCTGCCTGCTCGCCGTGGAATGACTCGCCCTTGGTGGGGTAGAGGTTCCGGGCGCGGTGGCGCTCCACGTCGACGCCGGGGCGCGTGAGCGCATAGCTGTAGGCCTTGCCGTCGAGGCGGGTGAAGAGGGAGAGGATCATGTCGTCCCCGAAAGCAGGCACAGCACTTTGCGTTCGTTGACGCACCACTCGACGGTGAAGCAGCAACGCATGTACGCGGGAACGACCTGAGCGCGGATGAAGCGCGCTCGGTCCTTCCGGGCCTCGGCGATAGTGTCGCGCCTTGGCGTGGTCTCGCCGTCGCGGCCGTCGCACACCCAGAAGTCGTACGCCGCTTCGGGCAGTAGGCGCCGGCTCACCGCGGCACCTTGGCTAGGGCGGTGAGCACGTCGGCGAACGCTTCATCCTCGCCAGGCGCATGGCGGACCTGGGCGTAGCCCTCCGTGGCGTGCACGACCTCACGCAGCGCATACAGCTCCGCCAGCGCCGCGCTCAAGCGATGAGCGTCCGCCGAGTTCATGACCGTGATGGCCTTGCCGTCGTGGGTGACCTCAGCAGGCCTGAAGCGGCACGCTGGCGTGTTCCCACAGTGCTTCGTCACGTTGTCACGTAGCGCACGAAGGCGACGCACCTCCGCGATGAGGGCGGGGAGGGCGTTGTGGGTGGCGGCGATGTACTTGGCGTCGGCCTCCGCGGCCTCGCTCGTGTCGCAGCGTGGGCCCGTGCAGTAGTATGGCGCTCCGCGATGGTGCTCGCGCGAGTCGTACCCGCACGCCATCGGGTCGTCCCAGCGGACGCCGGGCTCGGAGTATGTGCGCCACTCCCCCTGCGTCGCCGCTGCACGCTTCGCTTCGAGGTGGTCGAGGTCTACGGGGGTGGTCATGGGGTCTCCAGTGCAGCCATGACGGCCTTGATGACTTTCCCGTTTTTGCAGTCGCACTTTGCGGGGTCGAACCTGCCGGTGAGGCTGGCGCGAAGGCCCTCGCGACAGCCTTCGTGCGCGATTGGGAGTTTCGCGACACGCTCGAGCAAGGCGCGAAGCCTCCCCACCTCCGCCGCGAGGGTGTCGCGCTCCGCAGCAACGCGAAGTGCAGCCTCGTGCGTCAGTTCACGGGCTCCAGCCGACAGGGCCTCACGCGCCACCCTCTCGCTCTCGCACACGGACGCGTAGGACAGGTTTGACTCCGCGCGCGACAGGGCCGCCGCGAGGGTGTCGAGGTCGTCGAGTGCGTTGGCTACGTCAGCGCGCGCAGGCTTCGCGCCTCGCTCGATGATGTTCCGCAGCGCCGCCCGCTCCTCCGGCGTCGTTTTGAGGGGCGTCATGGCAGCACCTTCACCGTCGACTCGATAAGCAGCGTGACCTCGACCTCGTGCTCGCAAGGTTCGTCGTCGACGTTCTCCCCGTAGCAGGTGAGCGTCTCCGCCGTGGGCGCGTCGAGATTGGGGTGCGAGAGATAGTCGCTGCCGAGGTCGCGCGTGGCCTTGTTGCCGCACGCCGGGCAAGTCCACGTCAGCTTCCAGCCGGGCAGGTAGTGCCGCTTTTGGCCCTCGCCTGCACCGCAGCGACCCGGCGTAAACGTGGCTTCGACTGCGACCGGTTGTTTCTTCTGATTACCCACGCTCCACCTCCTTCTCGACCTTCTCCAGGCGCGCGACGGCGCGTTCCAACCGCACGTTCGCTGCCTCGTACCGCGCTAATGCAGTGCCAGTCCCGGTCGTAGCCTGCATGTACGCGGCCCATGCACGACCGTTCGCCTTCGCCGCCCTCAGCACCGCCGCCATCGCGCGGGCGTGGCGTGCTGCTAGGTGTTCGTCCTTGGTCGCGCTGCCGGTCGTGACTACGGCGTAGAAGTCGCCCGGCACGAATCGACCGGGCTCGGTTGTCGCAATGTACTTCATGTTGTCTCCTCGTTTCCTCGCCGCACGTTGCATGGCTCATGCGCCAATCGCAGATTCGTGAGCTTGTCGGAGCCGCCTTTTGACAGCGGCCTAATGTGGTCGATGGTAATCTCGCGAGCCGTCGCGATCGGCTTCCCGCAGATGCCGCAGACCAAGCCGTCGCGCTGGACAAGCTGCTTTCGTAGCCAGCGGACCGTTTGCTGGTCTCGCGAGTACCGCGGCGAGAACAGCTTGCCCATCACCCACCCCGCTTCGCGCGGAGGGCGCGGACGGCATCGTGTAGGGCCTGCTCGTGCCTTCCGTTGTCGTATGGCTGCGTCGAGAACGAAAGCGCCGCCTCCACCACCGCGCGCTCCTCGGCGGAAGTGTCGACGAGAAGCTTCCCGCAGTTCATGCAACGCGGGAACTTCTGATTGTCGCTCTCGTGCGCGCATGCTGACGCCCGACTCCGCCGCACGAGGCGGAAGACCTTGGCGTGGGGGTGGCCGTTGGCGCGATATTCCATGCGCCTGCTCAGGACCTCAGCGTGGGTGGTCCATTTGAAAGCCTTGCCGAGTGTCTTGCTCCCAGGGTCGCAGCCTGGCGCGCCTTTTGGCGAGGCCCACGGCCCTTGCCCCTTCACTCCGGAGAGGGAGATGACGTAGCGGGCGGTCATGGTTCGAATCCCGGTTGCAACGTGTAGTCCGCTGGCACGACTCGCCAGAATCGCGGGCTCGAATCGCCCTGGCAGTGCGCCGCGTTGATGGCGTCAGCGATGCCCTGCGCGTGCTCGCGGTGGAATACGTCGGGCACGTTTACGAACGACTCGTTCGGGTAGTCGCCACCGTGGTTGTCGGTCTCGATGATTCGGAACATCTCAGCCTCCCTTCTTCGCCGCGCCGACGTGGGCGCCGTTGTCGATCATGCTGGTGACCTGACCGAGTGCGCCTTGGTAGCCCCCAAGGCTTCGCACGACACGGTGGTGCGGTCCTTTCTTGAAAGCCTCCGTCGTGGCCAGGTTGTTCGCACCGGCGAGGAGGTCGGTGACCATCTGCCGAATATCCCCCTCCGCCTCCGCGTAGCCGGCGGCGTGGGCTTCCGCACGTTGCTTCCGAAGCTCGGATGGCTCCATGACCACAACCCCAAGGCGCGCGGCAAGTGTCGCTAGTTCCTTTGCAGCGTCTCCCCCGTCGCCAAACCGGGTGCTCTGTTGGGCGGCAGTCGTCGAAGAAACAACGTTGTGAAAGTGGGTGAGGTCTTCGCGGAGCTTGCGATAGCTCGGGTGCTTCTTGTCGAGGAACTCACCCCAGCTCCACCCGACGAGCCGCTGCGCTGCTTCGAGAAGGGCCCCACTCACGGCCCACCTACCTTCTTCGCAAAGTGCTCGCGAACCATCTTTGCCACCCGCTCGTGTCCCGCCTTCTCGTGAGACCAGTCCTCCGAGTCGAGCTGCTCGTCGCGCGCGTCGTGGTGCACGGCCATCTCCGCCGCGTACTTCGCCTTGTCGTCGAAGAGCTTGAGCACGGCGGCGACCGCTTCCGCGTAGCCGACGGCGTGGCCTTCTGCGCGAGCTTTGGCCTCGCCATCGGCGATCCACCTGGCTTCACGCAGCACCGATTGACGTCGCCAGTTGCAGTCTTCACACGCGCATTGCGGCCCGTGCTTGGCCTTCGCCCCGCTCACGCCCCCACCTCCCCGAGCATCTCGGCGAGCACGGTGGGGACGGAGGCGGAGGGGACATCGCGGCGCTCGACCGCATCCTTGTCGGAGTCGACCGCGTCGACATAGAGGTTCCACTTCGTGTTGTTGCCGAACGACGGCTCGAACTCGACCTGCACACCACCCGCCACCGCCCTCTCGACGAGGCACTGCTCGCGGCGGACGCGGGCGGCGACGGCGAGGACGCCAGCCTCATGGCCTGCGACGTCAGCCTCAAGGCGGAAACGGGACAGCAGCTCCTCCTCCGTCGCCCGAAGCTCGGTGCGCTCGCGCGCCGCCCGGTTGGCCCGTGTGGCATCGTTCCATCCGCCGTCATCGCTCGGGGGGTCCGGAGTCTCGGTCTCGACGATGGCACCCTTGCCGTCGCAAAGAGGGCACTCGGTGGACGGCGCCCCATCCGTCGCCCGCGGCTCGGTGGGCTGGTGGCGGGCGGCGCAGGCGGCGTATCCGGCGCGCCATAGGGCTAGCTCGGCTGCGTGTACACCTTCGCTCGCGTTGTCCGGCGAGTCCTCCACGCCGGCGGCGTCCTGCGCCGCGATTCGCCTTTCGAGCGCGTCGTTCCACACCTTGTCGAGCGTCTCGAAGCTCGGCTCCCCCTCCACCGGCGCGGTGAGGGCGGAGAGGCGGGATTCGAGGCCGCGGATGCGCGCGTTCAGTTCGTCGACGACGTTCCGTTCGCGCACCTCCGTTTTGTGGAGCGCTGCTTGGCGTTCGGCCGCGATGCAGGCGTTCGTATCGGCCCGATCCTCCGCCGCGGCGAGCTTGGTGCGGAGGTCTTCGGCGACTTCGACTAGCTGCTCGTGCGCCTCATGCTTGCGCTTCAGCTCCGCTTCGAGGCCGTTGCGCACGCTGACGGACGCGTTGAGCTTGCCGAGGGTGTCGCGGTACTGCCACGACATGTCGTCGCCCCGCTTCTTTGCCGCCGCCACCTCCCCCTCCGCCTTCTCGGCGCGGGCTTTCTCGTGCGCTTCCCGTCGCTCCGCATTGTCGGCTCGCGAGCCCGCACCCACCGCTTGTGCACGCCACTCGTCGCGCTCTCGCAACGCTGCGCCAACTTCCTCGCCCGGCGGTGTGACGTACGACATCCCCACCGCCGCGCACGCCGCGCGTAGGTCGTCGGGGGTGGCTTCTTCGGTGCGGCCCGCACGCCCGTCGTTGCGAAAGACGAGAAGCTGGCACACGACATCAGTCGCTACGGTCTCTTTCCACTCGATCGGCTTTGCCCTCTCCACGCTCGCCTCCCTCTTGAAGAATCCCATCTCGCGGAACTGGTCCGCTCTCGCCTGCACGTCCGCGTACGTCTCGCGCTCGTCCTCGTCGCGCGGGTGCGTCGACGGCTCGTCTCCGAGGCTCATTTGGATTGCCCCGCGAGCCCACGCACCGCGAGCTCGAACCATTCCTGGCGGGTGTGGGAGATCATTTGTCTTTCTCCAGGTAGCCGGATGCGAGGGTGTGCCAGCCGGCGGGTGCGGGCAGGGAGTGCCCACGGTAGGCGCCGGAAAGTTCGGCGTACGTGAGGTCGGCGGACGTGAGGTTGGCGGACCTGAGGTCGGCGGACCTGAGGCTGGCGGACCTGAGGTTGGCGTACGTGAGGTCGGCGTACGTGAGGTTGGCGGACCTGAGGTTGGCGGACCTGAGGTTGGCGTACGTGAGGTCGGCGTACGTGAGGTCGGCGTACGTGAGGTCGGCGGACGTGAGGTTGGCGGACCTGAGGTCGGCGGACCTGAGGTTGGCGGACGTGAGGTCGGCGGACCTGAGGTTGGCGGACCTGAGGTTGGCGGACGTGAGCAGATGCTTAACGCCAAGTCGTGCTGCTACACTGGGCGATACCCACGCTTCGTCCGGCAGAATCTCGCCAAGGGTCTCACGCTTGAGCGATCCGCACTTGTCCTCGGCCCACACGACCTCCCCCCACATTGCGACGACCCACACTCGAGTGCCGGCCCATCGGTGCGGCTCTTTCGTGGCGTGCAGAGCGCCGGGTCCGCACATGACAGGGCGACGGCCAGGAATCTCCTGCATAAGCCCCGCGTACACGGGGCCGCCAGATCCGCCATTGGCCGGTCTTGCCCACGTGTCGCTGTTCCAGTAAGCGATGGTGGCTCCCAGGTCGATGCACTCCTGAAGTCGCTTTCGCTGCGAGGGCTTCCAGTGCGGAAGTCCTTTTGATGCACGCTCGGCGCGCAATTGGTCGCGGGTTTTCATGTGCTCTTCCTCCCGCCCTCGGCGGTGATTGTCGTTCGTGGAGTGCGCGGGAATCGAACCCACTCGCGGAGCTAGGCCCCGCCTCACGGCCAGCCCTGCCGGGCCGCATCTGCCGCTACCTCCGCCGCGTTCTAGACCGCGGTTGGGAGAGCCTCATCCTTAGGCCAGCACCCCAAACGCCCCGTATGCTCGGGGCCACATCACACTAAGCATCATTCGGACGGTCGCAGCGGCGTCAATCCGCTGCGACCCCGTACTGCGTGGCTACGCCGCGAGAGCGGTGAGAACGACCGGGCCGCAAACCGTCGACGGTTGCGCGGCACTCACCGCTCGCGGCTCGCTTCTTCTGCGGACCACGTCTCGCGCTGACCTCGCGGCGGCCTGAATCTCCGCCGTGAATCCACGGCGCCGGATGAGGCGCAGCGCTTGCTCGATCTCTCCCACGACGACCTCTCCCGTTTCCGTTCCCGTGCGACCCTGCGCTCGTGGCCACTCGAGGAACTGCGTGTCCGTGTAGCGGGACGCCGACTCTTCGAGCGGGGTGACGAGCACCGTTTCGTTTCCTGAGGCGTACTGCCAGCCGTAGCGACAGTGTCCTCGTTCGTCCGCCGTGGCGTCGCATCGCGGGCAGCTTGGGTGCTGGGCGAGTACGAGCCATCTCCTGTCTCTGCACTCGCCGTCGCCGGCCATGTCGAGGGTGAGTTGGTGGGGCATGTGGATCCTAGAACGGGCAGTCGTCCATGGGATTGCTGCCGTAGTCGTCGTTCGCGGCTGGCGGCGCGGGTGGCGCCTCGCTCGCGCGGGCGGCGTGCTGCTGGACCTTCTCGCCGGCCTCGAAGCGATCGCGGTTGCGCTTGGCCCACCCGCGAGCGCGGGCGGCGTCTTTGCGTTTGAACGCGCCGTCTTTCGGGACGTCCTTGTTCTGCTTCTTGTTGAAGTAGGTCTCGCCCTTGCGGCCCGCCTCATCGTCGCGATCGGCCATCCAGTCGAACAGGTTCGCGACCGCGTCGAGGTACTCGGCGGGGCACTCGCTCATCTTGCAGCCGGCGTAGCTGTCCCCGCCCTGCTCGACCCAGCGCTTGGGATCCTTTCGGACCACTTGGTCCCCGTGTTCGCTATCCAGATCGTAGTCGCTAGCTACCTCTTTGCCAGGTCCGCCATTGCTCCGGACTGGCGGCGAACCGCCCGAGTTGACGCAACCTTCCAGGAGCGCGACCCTGGACTCCAAAACTGCCATACGCTCTTCCATGCTCATGACGCTCTCCTTTTGATGTGTCTCACTTCGCGGAAGATCGCATCTTCCATCGACCACCCCATTTTTAGCCTCTTGTCAGCTAGCTTTGATGAGACGCCTGAAATGCGGCACCACTCCTCGAAGCATCGCCTCTCGCCTCGCAGTACGACCCAACGGTTACTACGTCGATTTCGAGCCTGTTGTGTTGCCGTTGCCCATCGACAGTTTCCAGGCTCGTAGTTTCCGTTGTTGTCGATCCGGTCGATGCTGTACGCGGACGACGGTCTACGACCCATGTCTGCTAGGAAGTTCTCGAACTTTCCCCATCGCTCGCACACCGTAATTCCGCGATCGAAGTAGAGATCGTGGTCCTGCCCATCCGCCCTACACCTAGCGTGTATGGCGTTCCAGCAGTTGTACTCGGGTGACACCTTTCGATCGATTGCACGCCCCTCAACCCGAACCGCCCTGCGAAGTTCGGTGCGGAAGCACCCGCAGGATCTGGTCCTGCCTGTGACCAGGTTCCGTATGATGTAGACACCGGTCGTGCCGCATTGGCACAGCGCCTCGCACGAGGCACGCCCTTCTGAGCCAGAACCGCCTACGTCGGCGTTCGTCACGACCAGTCGACCGAACCGCGCTCCGGCCGACACGACGAGCCGTTTCGCTCGGCTCACCGCTGTCCTTCCACGATCACACCGTCCGCCGTGTGCGGCACCTTGCCATTCGCGACTACGCGATCTGCGATGGAGTCACCGCGGGTCTTGGGCTCGCTCGGGGGCGCCGCCGTCGGGTCGTTGATGGTGAAGTCGGCGTCGATCACCGGCGACGACTGGCCGTTGTCCACGGCGTTCTCGTGGGCGATCGCCTTCTGGAACGACTCCGCCTTTTCGGGCGAGAGCGGGAGCATCTTGGCGAGTCGCCGGAGCACCGTCTTCTTCGCCATCTCGGCGTAGTCGGTGACCCACGGGCCGTCACTTCCCGAGGCGGAGCGCTTGCGGATCTTGTCGATCTGCGGCTTCGTCATGTACTCGAACTGCGGCTCGCCGTTCTGGTACTCCGCGACGGCGTAGACGGCGACGATGTCGTCGTCCTTCAGCTCCGCGTTCGTGAGATCGGGCTCGTGGACGATGTTCTCGGTGAGGCCCTGCGTAATCGTGAATTTATCCCCTTTATAGACCACGCGGGCGCGGATGTTCTTGATCTCGCCGCTGTTGCGCGCGAGGCGAATCAGGCCCTTGTAGCCGATGATGAGGGTGCACTCGCCCTTGAACGGGACGAGGTATGCCTCGCCGAGAAGGCCGCCCGCCTCGAGCCCGAGCGACGCCGCGCCGACGACGCAGCGGAAGAGACTGATCTGACTGCACGCGAGGAGGTCGGGGTTCTTGCTCGCGACCGAGAGCGCGATCTTCATCAGTCGATCGGCCGTGACGTGCTTCGGGAGCACTGCCGCGAGAGAGCCCTTGTTCGCCTCGAAGAAGGCCTTGATGCCGTCCTGCTTCGCCGCCGCGCCGACCATCATCGCGCGCTGTCCGTTGCCGTTTGCCGTGTTCGTGTTGCTCATGCTGCGTCTCCCTTGTCCCATTCCGGTTTGAAGGGCCGAATCCCCTTCTTGTTGGTCTTCCACGTGGTCCTACCGCCCTTGAACAGGAACCCTTCGGAGTCCCCGATCGTTGCCTTGATGCGCGTCTCGATCTCTTGCTCTCGGAACTGCGCCCTCTCCACCTGCTCCCGCGCCTCCTTCAGCGCGACCATCAGTTCTTCCTGCTGCTCTGTCGCTCGACCGAGCGGCCTCCAGCTCGCGCCCGAAAGCGCGTGGACCATCCGCTTGGCGCCGTCCGTTCCGTCGATCTCCGGCGGCACGTTGGCGAGCACGTTGTGGAACCAGAACTCGCGAGCCTGCCCCACGATCGCGTTCCACAACTTGAGGCTCCGCTGGATGCGGTAGACCCGAAGGTCACACCCGCCGAGCCACGCAACAACGTGCGCATCCATTGGCTTTTCGTCGACCTCGCCAGTCGAAGAAAGTGCATCGCAAACACCGAGTTGCCACTCGACCTGAACACGGTAGTAGTCGGGCACTGCATCGACTTCCGTGCCCCACGAGAACATCGAGCGAAAGCCCACGTTCTTCATCTCGGCGATGCGGCGACGGCCGAACACGAGGCGGTCTGGGCTCGCAAGGATCCAAGGCTCGACAGGGTGCGCGAAGGTCGTTTGGAAGTTGGCAATCTCGTGCGGCTCGCCTTCGGCGCGCATGAGCTCGCAGTACTCCTCAGCGATCGCGTCCTCGATGCGCGACCCCATGCGCGTGGCGAGGTTGCCCTTGAAGTCGGCGAGTCCGCGCTTGGTCAGCCACACGTCGTGTCTCGACTGGAACGGCGAGACTCCGACGACGGAGGCGATCTCCGAGGAGCCGATACCCTTCGAGCGCACGAGCATCTGTTCGGACGTGAGCGTCACGACGCCACCTCCTGCGCCGTCGCCTCGCGGGTTCGGAACGGAAGCGCCGCGACGTCGTCCGTGGCCATTTTCCTCCACCACACCCGCGTGTCGGGGTTCCAGCGGAAGCGGTGCTCTTTCAGGAGATCGTTTTGCTCCCGTGGCGCCATCGCGATGAACGTCGCTTTCGGGCGAAGGCCTGGGGCGAGGAGCGCTTCGAGGTCCGTTCCGATCTCGCGGAGACGGGTGAGGATCCGCGCGATCGTGAGGCAGTCGGTCAGCGCGCGGTGTGCATCGACCACGCCGCACCCATGCGCGAGCGCGATATTCGTGAGCGACCGTGACTCACCGCCCTTCGGCCAGGTGATGTCGTTGCACGTGCAGATCCACGGCAACTGATTGGCGCGGTCCTGGTCGAGCCACTGCCGATCGAAGTCGGCATTGTGGGCGACGTAGGCGTCTGCCACGTTGGCGAGCCACGAGATCATCCGGTCGACTCGAGCCAACGTCTCGCCCATGTGGAGCATCGACAGCGGGATGCCGTGGACCTTCTCGCTGTCGGGGTCGAGGCCGCTGGTCGGCTGGTCGATCAGGAGGCTTGCCGTGTGGATGATGGCGCCGCGCTCGAGGTTGTAGAGCACGAGTCCGACCTCGATGAGCTTGTCCTTGGACGGGTCGAGGCCCGTCGTTTCGGTGTCCAGAATCAGGATGTTTCGCAGTGCCATGTTCGTCTCCTCGGTTCGCGTCGACATTGGGTAACCACCCCTCTCGGAGGCTTCGTTTTGGCCCACCACGGCTTCATCGCCGGAGCCCCCGCGCGACCTGCGCCAGCGTCATCTCGAGGAGCTCCGTCGGGCTCACCCCGAGGCGCCATGCGAGGCGGACCATCTGACGGGCAAGGGCCTTCACGCCGCGCCTCGGATCTGGCCGAATCCCATGCACGGCGAGCAGATCCACTCGCCGTGTCGGGAGTGTCCGCGTCCTGCGCCTGAACATGATTCGCAGCACGAGCGGCCGAAGGCCATGCGCGCGCGGTACTCCGTCGTGAGGTCGCACGCGCGCGCCCGGCACGCGTTCGCCTGGAGGAGGTAGTAGAGAGCCGAGGCCTTCGCTTCGCTCACGATGAGGTCGCGGTGCTCCTCGTTCGTCACCATCGCGCGCTTGGCGCGGATGAGTCTCTCTCTCGCGTAACCGACGAACGCGATGGCTCGTCTACGGTTCTCGGTGGCGGATTTGCGAAGGTTCAGGACGCTCATGATTGGTCTCCAGGCAATGGGGTGGCGTTCCGTCGCGGCGCGACGGTCGGGGAATCTTGGCGGCCTCGCCTCAGCGGCGACGGCGGATGGGGATGACGCGGGCCTCGGCGACGTCGCAGCACTCGCCGTAGATCGACGGGCTCTCGTCGCTGATGTCGCGGAGCGTCTGGTGTACGCGGCCCCAGAACGGGCCGTCCTTGAACGGGAGTGCGCGGATCGCGAGGTTGGCCAGGCCGTCGCAGATGGCGAGATACATCCCCGCCGTCGTCGCCGGATTGGCGACGAGCGCCACGTCGGCCTCACGGCTCGCTCGGGCCCACGAGGCCTCGACTTGCGCGCGGAGGCTCCCGCGCTGACGCGTGCATCCTCGGCAGGTGCAGGCGCTCATGCGGCTCTCCCGGCGATCTCGCGGTCGATGGCGCATGAGAGGCGCTTGAGGCCATCCTCGGAGAGGCCGTGCCTCTGGAACACGATCGAGCGGAGCGCTGCGGGGTGCGCGAGCGACATCTCGGTCTCGGTCGTGATGACCTTCACGAGGTAGGACGTGCGCTCGCCCGTCGTCGTTCGCTCACGAATCTCGGCGACGAGGAGCGGGCCCTCGGCGAACACGAAGCGGCGGATGTCGGGGGAACTCATGAGCGCCTCCCAGCCTCTCGCTGCTCGCCGCGCATGTCGTCGATCCGCCCCAGAAGCTCCGCTCGTTCCGATTCGTAATCGGCCAAACGCGACTCCATCGAGTCGATGAGCGCCGTCGCGACCGCTAGTTCGTGCTCGGCCTTCTCGGCGCGTTCGATAAGCCCGTCGATCGCAGAGCACACACTGTCGGTGGCGCCATTGAGCACAGAGATTGCTGCGTCGGACTTCTTCACGGTGTCGTGTCTCATGAAACCCTAACCTCCTCCGCTCTCACCGTTTCCCCGGCGCCACTCGGCTCGGGCAGATACGCACTCGGAATCACCTGTCGCCGCTCCGTGGGGGGCCGCCATCGCTCGAGTCGAACGGGCGGGACCTTCGCCGCGGGAGGCGGAATCGCGGGCCTCATTCGGCCGCCAGTCGCGAGGAGCCGGGCATCAGGCCCTCGTGCTCGTCGAAGGCGCGCTCGGCGTCGATGCCGTGGAGCTCGACCTCGCGGGAGCCCGACCAGTCGCAGTCGAAGCACGCGCGGCAGTGAATCGTCGCAGTGAGTCGGGCTTGCTCGTCGGGAGTCGCCGGCTCGAATTCCGCGTCGCCGATCACGTCGACCGATTCGCCGTCGAGATCGAAGCTCATGCGGCCACCGCGGCTTTGCGCTCGATGATGGCGCGGAGGTAGTAGGCAGCCTTGCGAAGCTGCTCCTCCGCCATCGCGTCGCCGTCCTCTGCCTGCATCCAGCCCCAGGCCAAGTCGGCTTCAGCGCGGGCGCGGCAGTACAGCGACTCCAGGCTCTCGCCTTCGGGAATCGGCCACTCCGTCGCCTCGCGGGCCTCGCGCGCCGCGAGCTCGTCGGCCATGTCGCAGAGGCCAATCATCAAGTTGGCGTCGCGGCGCTCGGTTGCCTCACGCGTCGTCGTCTTCGCGTCGCAGCGGACGCGGGTGCCGTTCGCCTTGCGGTCGAGGTCGGCGAGCTTGTTGGTCGCGTCGCGGCGGGCGATGTCTCGGGCGAGTTGGGTGGTTCTGGTGGGCATCTTGGTCTCCCGTCCCGCGCCGTTGTGCGCGTCGACTGATTCCAAGAGTAGTCAGACTCGCGGAGGAGTCAACCTCGAGCGATGCTTTTTGGAGTCGAATTTTGCAGATGCTCGAAATCGCTCATGTTCGGGCAGGTTGAATCCGCGTACCTTCACGAGATGCGCATCCTCGTCCTGGTCCTGCCGTGCGTCTTGGCCTGCTCTTCCGTCGACCCGGTCGGGACGTACTCCGTCACGGGCAAGCTCGTCTCCGGCGACTGTCCGGTCGATGGCGCGGCGCAGACGTGGACGATCTCGAAGCCAGGCGAGAAGTACCTGATCGAGTTCCCCGGCATCACGGGCGGCTGCCCGCTCGAGACGGTTGGCGGCGACGCGGCGAAGCTTCAGGGCAAGTGCGAGTTCACGATCCAAGGCGTCGCTCAGAAGGCGAGCACGCAGTTCTCGCTCGACTTCACCGGGACGACCGCCAACTTCGTGCCAAAGGTGCCGTCAGTGCCCGCCCTCGCGAACGGATGCACTGGGACGACCACGGCGGACGGGAAGCGGCTCTAGCTCACTTCTTGACCCTGCGAAACGCCACCTCGGCGCAGTTGAGCGAGTTCGCGTTGAGCGGGCCGACGTACTCCCACCCCTTCGCCTCGAGCCCGACGAGCACGGCACCCTTGTCCTCACGGAAGCACGTCGGCTGGGCACACTGCTCCTTCGGCTGATCGGCTCGGCAGAACATGAACGTCGTGAACTCGTGCTCCACCGCAACCTCGACCTTCGGCGGCGGCGCGGACGCGTCACCCGGCTCGGTTCGCGTCGGCTGATGGCATGCGCCGACGGAGATGGCGAGTGCGAAGGCGAGGTGCTTCATGTTTTGAGACTACACCGCCCGAAGCGCCACACGGCCCTCGTCGATGCCGCCACGAAGACGGGCCTTGGCGAGCCCGCGCGGAGCTCGGCCTCGGGCGGCCTCGGCGGCGCGCTCGCGGGTCAGCGTGGCGTTGGTGTTGCGCGTGAAGACGTGGCCGGAGCGCGTGACGACGGCGCGCGGATCGCCGCGGACCTCGCCGAAGCGGAGCGCGAGGGAGGTCTGCGAGAGATGGAGCCTGTCCGCCGCGACTCCGAGGTCCTCCCCAAAAAACGCGTACGCGCGGTGAACAAGACCCGCCGGCGCAAGTAGCGCGGCGGCGAAGGTGTTAGCGGCTCGCTCCTCCGCCACGTGATCGAGGGCGATGCGGACGAGGTAGCGGATCGCCCAGTGACCGAACTCGTGCGCGACGGCGAAGCGAAGGTCAGCGGCACCGCGCTTGGCCATGATGCGCGGGGCCCCGTTCACAACGACGAGCGAGGCGCGTCCGAGCATCCGATCGACGACGTCGACGCTCCCTGCGCCCATCCAGTGAACGATGACGTCAACGACCGAGATGACAGCCTCGTCGTTGGCTCCCGCGGCGCGGCGAATCTCGATCGCCAGCGCCTCGATCTCGACGTCCGTCAGGGACGTATTCGCACTCTCCAGAGCGCACGATTTCTTCTCTTCCATCCCTCAAGTGGAGCGTCCATCTGAACCCCTGTCCAGCACGCATGGAAGTCCTGCGTCATTGGTCAAACCCGCATGCTTTCAGGATGTTACGGAAGTCAATGGACTCGGTGCGTCGCGAAAAAGTTGACGTCACTTTGTGCGCGTCGCGACCCGTCGCGCGCCGGTCCGCGGACTTGCGGGGCCGAGGGTCTCGTGCCCGCCGAGAGGGTCGCCGATCGCCTCTTTGGCGGCCTTCGTTGAGGCGACCTTTGCGGAGCCCTTCGGCAGGCTGAATCCGTTCGCCCGGAGGTCCGAGAAGAAGGCTCCCCACCCGTCGATCGGAACGCCCGACGAGTTCGAGTAGTTCGGTGCGACCTCGAGGATTCGGATCGCCTTCGCCGCTTCAGCGAGCGTTGGCGTTTGCTCTCGTGGCGCTCGAGCGGCCCATCGTGCGAGGCCCAGCCGGTCAATGTCGGCGAGGAAGCCGAGGAGCGTCACCTCCTGGGTCGCCACCACGACGTCGAAGGATGGGTCGGGGATCACCTCGCCCTCAACGCTCTCCCCGCCAGCGGTCGATGGGCCCTGCCCGAGCACGAGCCACTCGACCGTCACACCGAGGGCCTTGGCGATCTCGATGGCGCGATCGGCGGAAGGGATCGAGCCCGATGCACGAGCTCGCCCGATCGCTGTCGGGTTGCCGAGCACGGCTGCGGCGAACGCGCGCTCGCTCGTTCCGCGCTCCTTCAGGATCGCCGAGACCCGCTCCCACAAAGCCGCGCCTGTCGATTTCTCGTCGCTCACGCATCCCAGCGTAGTCGAACGGGAAACAGGCGGGCGCGACCTTCGAACGCGACTCCCGTTGGCTTCACTCGATTGACGCCCTTCGGAATCATGACTACAACCTGAGTCATGCTGCACGAACGCATCGACCGCCTCCTCACCGACTCGGGCCTCAGCGCCCGGGCCGCATGCCGCCTTGCCGGCATCTGCGAAACCCTCATCGGCCGCTGGAAGACGGCCAACATCATCCCGAGAACGGACCTCGTCTACGCGCTCGCCGGCGTGTTCGGCGTCAGCGTCGACTACCTCTTTGCCGGACGCGGCGAACCCCCGACGCCCGACCAGATTCGGTCGGCGGTACAGGCTGCGCAGGAAGCGGCGGCTCGGAAGGCGGTTGCGGCATGAGCGGGGAACCTACGAACGGTCCCGGCTCGGGCCAAGAGCCAGGCAAAGAAATCGTTCAGCGGGCGATCGCGAGCGGAACGATCTTCGGCGGTCTCGTCGACTGCTACGTCCTCGAAGACAAGACGCGCGTGATCTCCAAGCGCGGCGCCGTGAAGGCGCTCACGCGCGATGCGGAAAACGCCGATAAATCGGGCGCGACCAATCCAACCGCTTTAGGGCGGTATCTCAGCCGTTTACCAAGCAAATACGCGCACATGTCGACGCGCCCGACCCTTCGCTTTCGTCACCAGCAGGGCGGCATGGCCGATGGGATTACGGCCGAGGAGTTTTACGACATCCTCGTCGCCTACTCCGAGTCGGCGGACATCGGCGAACTCACGCATCCCGCCCAACTGCGGATCGCTGCGAACTGCAACCGCCTGGTGCGTGCGTGTGGCAAGGTCGGCATCGTCGCCCTCGTTGACGAAGCAACCGGCTACCAAGCCGACCGTGCGGCGAACGAACTGCGCACGCTCGTCGACCACTACCTCCGCGAGTCGCCGGGAGAGTGGCAGATCCTCTGGGACAAGAACGTCGTCTCGCGCCTCTGTCGGCTCTACGGCATCGAGCGCCGTGGCGAATCGTTCCCCACGTTCGCCTGCAACGTCATCGGAAAGCTCTACAAGCTCATCCTGCCGCCCGAAGTCTACGCCGAGATGCGGAGTCGAAACGGCAGCGGTGACGAGCGCAAGGGCAAGCTCCACCAGTTCTTCAAGGAAGCGCTCTGGCGGTTCGTTCACAACGACATCCCGTTCGTCGCCTACATCGCGCGCGTGTCCAAGAGCCGCCAGGAATTCTGGAATCACATGCACGCGCGATACGCCGACCAGTCCTTCCAGCTTGGAATGGATCTCGACGAGGCCGGCGAATGACCCCCTCCCGCCGCACCGAGGTCACCCTCCGCAAGCTCGTCGAGCAGAACGGCGCCGTCCTCGACGTCGACGGAAAGCCGATGCTCCGACCCGAGGTCGACACGCAGGTCATCGCCCTCGCCAGTCTGCGCCAGATGCCCATTCCCGGGCAGGAATCCGGGGAGGGGCCGGACGGTGCCCGGAAGGCAAAGAACGCCAGGAAGCGGGAGAGGCGGGCGCGCAAATGACCATTGTCGCCAAGTGCCGAATCGATGTCGAAGCCCCGACCGTTCACCTGACCATTCGCCGCGACATCTTCGTGAAGATCTACCTCGCGGACACCAGCTCCGCGGTCTACATGGCCGAGGTCGACGGCGCGACGCTCTACGGATGCCAGCCAACGACCGAGAGTTTCGTGGAAGCGATTTGCGACTTCCTCCAGGAGGAGACGCTACGGCGGCACAGGCCAGCCTACGCGAAGGTGGAGGTGCACCACTTCCTCGACCTGACCGACGGTGACCCATGCTGATGCGCGCCCACAAGCCAAACCAGCCGGTCATCCCAACGGGCTCACGCTCCGTGTTCGGCGAATCGATCCCGCTCACGCTCGAGTGCCCCGCCTGCCGGGCGACGTACCCTCGCCAGGTGTCGGCGGGCGAGTGCGTATGGTGTGGATTTGACAGGACCTCGACGGTACCCGAGGTCATTCCCCACGAGTTCGAGCGCTTCACGCGCTGACTCACTGTCGTGTTTGACCGGCGTCATGGTGACGGCCGGAGGTGGCTTGCGTTCTTTTTCTGGGAGACGTCATGACTGAATTTCACGTCGAAGTCGTACGCATTGGCAAGGTCGAGAAGCATCCGAACGCGGACACACTCTCGATCGCGAGAATCCACGACGGGTATCCCGTCTGCTTCAAAACCGGCGAGTACAACGAGGGCGATCTCGCGGTCTACCTCCCTGTCGATTCCGTCGCCCCGGACAAGCCCGAATGGGAGTTCCTCGGCGCTGGCCTTCGCAATCACCGCATCCGCGCGAAGAAGCTGCGCGGCGTTTTCAGTATGGGCATGCTCACGGCGGCGCCCGAAGGCACGAGCGAAGGCGACGACGTGGCGGAGCTCCTCGGCTTCACACGCTACGAGGACGTCGTCGCGGAGCAGAACCAGTACAAGGGCGCATCGCGAACCGATGGGCTTGAGGTGCCCGCTCCTCGCCTCGCTGCGATGCCTGGCATGTACGACATCGAGGGCTATCGCAAGTACGGCCCTCGCATCTTCAACGACCCGACCGAAGACGTCGTCGTCAGCGAGAAGATCCACGGCCAGAACTTCCGCTCGGTCTTCATCGACGGCGTTCTCCACGTCGGCTCTCGCACGCGCTGGCTCTCGACGGATCCCGAGACGAACACGTGGGCGAGGGTCGCGGCGCGCTACGACCTCGCGACGAAGCTCGCGGCCTATCCCGGGCTCGTCCTTTTCGGCGAGTCGTACGGCAACAACAGCGACATGCCCTACGGCGTGAAGCGCTGCGAGACCGGCGACGCGCTGGCCGTGTTCGATGCGTGGGACTCGAACCGCGGCGAGTGGCTCTCGTTCGACGACCTCGCGATCCTCTGCTCGGCGCAGGAACCGCTCCCCGGAATCGGCTCCCGCGGTCTCGCGCTTCCGATGGCGCCGGTGCTCTATCGCGGACCGCTCTCCGACTCTCCCGACCTCGTCGCGCTCGCGGAGGGCAAGACGACGATTGGCGGCGACCACGTGCGCGAGGGCTGGGTCATCAAGCCGACTCGTGAGCGACGCGACGATCGGATCGGGCGGGTGATTCTCAAGATGCACGGCGAGGGTTACCTCACCCGGAAGGCGGCGGCGCAATGAGCTTCCGCATCGCTTTCGCAGGCGCGAGCGGAACGTCCAAGAGCACCCTCGCCACCTGGCTCTCCGAAGCCTACGGACTCCCTCTCAACCCCATTGGCGCGATGGACGTCGCGAACCGGATGGGCTTCTCGTCGGTCTACGACCTCGCGCGCGCGGGCCTTCGTCCGAAGTTCAGAGCGAGCCTGTTCGGCCTCAAGAGCGCGTGGGAGGAGCAGACCGAATCGTTCGTCACCGACCGAACGACGCTCGACGACCTCACCTACGGCCTCCTCCACGACGTCTCGGACGCGACGAATCCCGACTACTTCGACGCGGCGGTCGCGCACATGGCGAGATACGACCTCGTTATCCACTGCCCCGCTCGCGTGTTCTGCGCGCCAGGTGGCGATGCGAAGCGGCTCGTCGAGCCCCGCTATCACCGCGCCTTCGACATCATGCTGAGCGGCCTCATCCGAGAGGCCGAGGTCGAACTCGGGTTCTCCGTCCTCGAGCTCCTCGACCCCGGCCTCGACGAGCGCAAGGCTCTCATTGGCCACGTCCTCGAAGGCTTCGGCGTCCACCCCATCGCGAAAGCCGAGGTGGCGTGATGTGCTCCTGCGATTCCGATCCCGCCGACGTGTACCGCGAGGTCACGCGCAAGGCCCGCAAGCCTCACCGCTGCGGCGAGTGCTCCGCAACCATCTCGCCCGGTGACACCTACGTATCTGCCGCGGTGGTGTGGGAGGGCACGGCCGAGTCGTACTCCTTCTGCTCCGCATGCGACGCACTCAAGCGGGAGTGGTTCGACCTCGCTCGCGAGCACCGCCTTTGCGAGCCGTGCTGGGACATTGGCTCGTTGCACGCCGCGATCTTCGAGTGGGTCGAGGAGGCTGAGGAGACGATCGAGTCTCGCGAGCGCCAAGCGCGATACGACCGCACGCACGGGACGATCGCCATGGGGATGGTGGTCTGATGGTCCTCTCCGAAAACGACCTTCGCGTCCTGTCCGCGGTCGAGAGGGCTTGCAGCGCTTACGACGGCTTCGCTCCGCATGGCGCGGCTGACTGGCTCGGCGTCCGCAGGCTCATGGATGCTGGCCTTCTCGAGCCCACCGAACCGGGCATCTGCGAGGACTGCGACTCTGCACTCCACAACGCCGATCCGACCGAGGTCGCATCGTTCCGGCTTACCGAGGCGGGCAAGCTCGCGCACGAGACTGCCTACGAATCGGGTGCCGTTTGAGCGCCCCCATCAACTGCCCATCATCATGCGCTTGCGAGTGCCACGGCGAGAAGGACGACCCAGGCCCCGATCACCTTCCGACGTGCTTGTGGGCCGACCCGGAGTTCGGCAACGACTTCCTCTCAGACGCATTCGGCGACGACTCGTCCTGTCCGATATGCCTCGACCACGGCATCTACGGCGACGTCGACGAGACCACGGGCGACGTCGTCGAGGCCTACTGCGCTTGCCCCCACGGGCAGGCGAGAAGGGCGCGGGACGAGCAATGAGTCAGGCCTCGCTGTTCGACTCACCGGCTGCGAAGCGGCCATCCGGGAAGACCGTCATCATCTCCAACGGGTCGAAGTTCACTGGCCAGAAACCCGACAGCGTCGAGACGCTGCTTCGGCGACTCCAGAAGTACACGCTCGAGCCGTCCCTGGCGCCGCACGCCGAGCGAGCGCAAGGCCCGTATCTCGACACGTACTGCATGCCCGATGGCACCCTCCACGCCCGCGGCAACTTCCGTGAGGTCTCCGCCGGATTCAGCATCCTGACGAGCGACGCGGAACTGGCGGACACGCTCACGAAGCTCGTTGCCGCAAACGTCGCGACTGACGAGTACCGCCGAATCTGGCGCGAGTACGTAGCCGAGTGCGGCTGCGAGAAGTGCCGACCCATTCGCCCTGTCGATCGTACATGCCGACGGGAGCAAGGCTGATGGACCCCGACACCCTATTCCGACTCGCGCTCGGAATCATCCTTTGCCTCGGTATCGCTTCGGCGATCGCGGAGAGGCGACAACACGAGAACCACTGAAGGAACATCATGAATCCCGACAAGCATCCTCCGACCCTGACGCACGACCGCACGATCGGCGACGACGTTCACGACGCCATGCGCGCTGTCTTCGGCGGCTTCATCGACCCCAACCATCCATCCGTTGCCCCCGAGGAGCGCAGAGCCCTCAGGAGAGCGCTCGTCGATCGCGGCGTGGACCCGACGACGGTACTCGTTCCGCGCTTCGTGGGCCCGCGTGTGCCGGCCATCAACACGTTCGAGCTCCGCGACAACCCGAGCGCGTACGACGAGGAGGTCGCATGAGCAGCGTCGCGAAAGAGACGTGGGAGCGCATGGGGCGCGAAGAGTGGCTCGCGTTCAAGCGGTTCGTTTGGGCCGTCGGAATGGAGAACGCTCCCGGCGTCCTCGGCATCGGCGAGGAGACGTTCGAGAGCGTCTGGGTTCGCGACGTGCTCGCGCCGCGGACGCTCAAGAAGGTGCGTGGCGCTGTGGCGGGGTGGAAGGAACAGAGTGATGCCCTGGCTTGACCTTCAGGAGGAGATCGAGGCGGAGTTTTGTGGGCTATCGGTCTTCGACACCGAAGACATCGAGGGCGGGCTCTTTGCGTCGAGCATCATCACCACGGCGGGCTCGAGGCGACAGCGTCGTCTCGCCGACGGGCGATGTGGCGGGTGCGGCAGGCTACCGCGCCTGCACAAGACGACGTGCGCAGTATGCAGCGTGCGGTACTCGACTGGCGACTGCGGCGTGCGCCACCGTGCGCGCAACGTCGTCTACATGCGCGCGAAGGCTCGGCGTCCTGGGGCGGGCGAGGTGGTCTGTGTTCGTTGCTCGAGACCGTGCGCGCTCGGACGGAAGCGTTGCGAGCCCTGCCTTGTGCGAGACCGGGCCCGGAAGGCGAGGGCGGCGTGAATCAACTCGAGCTCTGCCCGACCGCCCAAGCCAAGTGCGGCCCGCCTCCCGGATGGTCGTTCATTCCCGGCCTCGTGGTGGTGTACTTCGCCGGCATCGGTGGCGCCTGCGACGGGCTCCGTGCCGCGGGCTACTCGCCGTATCGCGCCGTCAACCACTGGGGTGTCGCGCTCGCGATCCACAAGGCCAATCACCCAACCACCGAGCACTGTCTCTCCGACGTGCGCAAGGTCGAACCGATCCCGCACACAGACATCCTCTGGCAGTCGCCCGACTGCACGGGGCACTCGCGCTGCAAGAACGGACAGCCGCGCGACAACGAGATACGCGGGCTTGCGAACGTGGGGCTCGACTACGCCCGCGACTTGCCTCCCACGGCGCGCCCGCGAATGGTCGTGACTGAGAACGTGCGGGAGTTCCTCGATTGGGGCCCGCTCTACCCCGCCGATTATCCCATCGTGAAGCTTCGCGGTCGGCCCATCCCCGAGCGGAAGGGCGAGTTCTTTCGGGAGTGGGCGCAGGCGTGGCGCGATATGGGGTACTGGATCGACTGGCGCCTCCTCCGCGGCTCCGACTTCGGTGCGCCCACGAAGCGACAGCGCATCTTCGTCATATGTCGACTCGACGCGCCGGTGGAATGGCCAGAGCCGACCCACGGGCCGGGCAAGCTCCCCGTCAAGACCACGCGCCTCGACGTCATCGATTGGTCGGTGCCAGTCCCGAGCATCTTCGATCGGAAGAAGGGTCCGCTCTCGCTCCCCACGCAGCGACGCATCGCGCGGGGGTTCAAGAAGTTTGGCTATCCCACGCTCATCCAACTCTCGCAGGGTGAGCGGCCCGGCCAAGCTCCACGCATCTTCGACCTCGACGAGCCTCTGTCGACGGTGGTCGCGCAGGGCATCAAGCAAGGTCTCGTGGTCGCGTTCATCGCGAAGCACTACGGCGGCCACGGCACCCCCGGATCGGACATCGACACTCCGCTCGATACCGTCACCGCGAAGGACCACAACGCGCTCGTTGTAGGGCGGAAAGAGACGTCGCCGGAGCGTCGCGCCCAGTGCCGCGCGTGGCTCGACGAGTTCGTAGGGGTTGGGGCGTTCCCCGAGGTGGAAGACATTGGGATGCGCCCGCTCACGCCGCGCGAGCTCGCTCGAGCGATGGGACTCGACGACACCTACAAGCTCGACGTGATGGTCGAGCGGAAGAACGGAAGGAAGACCCCGGCTCGCAAGGGCGAGGTCGTGCGCGGGATTGGTAATGGGGTGGTGAGACAGAAGGCCGCTGCAATAGCGACCAAGAACCGACCGCGCGAGATCGCTGAGGCTGCGGAATGACCGAGACCTACCAGGTCGTGATTGCTGACGCCGCGTGGCGCTTCAACGACTCCCTCCCCGGCCCGAAGCGTGGCGCCGACTCCCACTACCACACGCTCACCGTCGAAGGCCTCAAGAACCTTCGACTCCCACCCATCCACCGCGACGCGCTCATGTTCTTCTGGCGCGTCTCCGCGATGCCTCAGGAGGCGCTCGACGTCGTCGCCGCGTGGGGCTTCACGGCGAAGTCGGAGCTTGTTTGGGTCAAGACCACGGGCGCCGTCGGGACGGAGCTTGGCGGGTACAACCGCGGGCCGAAGGGTCGAGCGATCATTCCGTCGGCGACTCCCTCCTTCGGGATGGGACGCTACTCGAGGCTCGGCCACGAGGTCTGCATCATCGCGACGCGTGGGCGTGGCCTCGACCTCGTGAAGCGGCACGACATCCGGAGCGTGTTCTATGCGCCGTTGGGTGAGCACTCAGCGAAGCCCGCGGCCTTCTACTCGATCGTCGAGGCGATGACCGATGGGCCGATCTTGGAGCTGTTTGCGAGGGCTGAGAGAGGCGGGCGTTACCACTGCGTCGGGGACGAGCTTGGGAAGCGGATGGCCGTGGGGGATGGGGATTTGTTTCGGAGGATTGGCCAATGACCTGGAAGCCCATGCAGTTCGCCACGAGGGCGAACGTGGCCAGTGCGACGAAGCGCGCCGAGCGTTCGCGGTTCGCTAGCGTCCTCGACTTTCTCACGAAGGCGCTCACGGCGATCGGTGAGGGGCCCGAGAACTTCACGGACGATGCCCTTCGCCAAGTCTACGCGGCATCGTCAGCGCTTGAGTCGATGAGCGAGCGGCCTGCGAGCGTCGATCGTGCGTTGGCGGCTCTCGTGGAGGTTCTGGAGCGCGGCAACGTGGCTCCTCGCGACGAGCTCGCCGCCTGGACGGCTGCTCGGCGATTCGATCTCGAGTGGGGTGAGCCCAAGGGCTTCCGCGCAGTGGCCGACACGCTCGCGTTCGTGGCTGTCCAGGAAGCCCTGGGCGTCGCGAAGAAGACTTACCGATGGGTGCCGAAGGAGCGCGCGTAATGAAGTTCAGCGAAGAGCGTTGGGTGAAGCTGTACACGCGCGACACGATGGGCTGGAAGCGCTTGTCGTGGCAGGCACGATGCGTTCTGCTCCACGCCTTCCGCAAGGTTGACCGCATCGGCGCGATTGACATCGACGAGGAGGGAATCGCCGGACTCGCCGTCATGCTCGACCTGCCGGAAGAGGTCGTGGAGGTCGGCGTGTCTGGCAAGAACGGCCTCATCGACCGCGGTGCCGCCACGCTCTGCGAGATGGCCGGCAGCCCAGTCTTCCTGCTCCCCAACTTCGTCGAGGCCCAGTCGGCGGCGGCGTCGGGCAAGGCCCGGATGGAGACCACCAGGGAGCTTGCCAGGGACACGATTGCGAGGGGCCTACCCCCCAAGGGTGACGCCAGGACCATCGCGAGGCACGCCTCGGACACTGGTGACGCCGGGTTGCAGCGGGTGACGCCGGGTGACGCCGGGTTACGAAACGTCACCCGTGGTGACGAAACGTCACCAATGGTGACGCCGGGTGACGAGGTGTTGCGCCGGGTGACGCCGGGTGACGATCAGATCAGAACAGATCAGAAGAGAATAGAAGAGAACAAAACCCAAACGCGCGCGCACGCGCACACGCGAGGGGTTGGTTTTGAAGACCATGACAGGAATCCCGAGCCCCAGCCGTCAGCCAAAACCGACCCGCCAAGCCACGACCAGGCCTCGTCAGCCACCCCTGTAGCCTCCGAGTCGTCGGAGGCCCGTAAAACGCATCCTGACGCGAATCCGGATCCGTCAGTCGGTACGACCGCAAACGGGCCCGTCGAGGGCAATCGCCCCCAGGCTACCTCCGACCGCCCGAAGGGCGTCCAGCGCAACTCGTGGAACCAGTTCGCTCGGATCTGGATCGACGCCTACTCAGGTGCCGTGTCCGACGAGCTCGGCGCGACGTGGGGATTCCCGGACGTGAGGTCCGAGGACGACCTTGGTCGCGCCCTCAGTGTCCACTGCGTCGGTCCCAATGCAAACCCGGACATGGTCGAGGGGTGGGTTACCAAACACGCCCGCGCATTCGTTGCGTGGATTCGTGACAACGGCGAAAGGCCCTCGGTGTGGTCGTCCTACTCGCCCAAGGGCTTCCTTCGCTGGCTGAACGAAGGACATCACCGAACGATCGTGGACCCACCGAAGGCGGTCGAGGCAAAGCCCGAGCCCATCCACGGCGCGCCGTACGTTCCGACGGACGAGGAGCGCGCTGCGTTCCTGGCGAGCATGACGGCGATCGGCAAGATGCCTGACCCGACCAACGTTGAACCGACGCCGGTGCGTCCCGCAGTAGCCCACGCAACCCCCGAATCGCTCCGCGATCGCATCGTGAAGAACTTCGGCGGCCTGGTTCAGCGCCACGGGAGAGAAGACGAGACCGTCATCGCCTTCGCGAAAGCCGCGGTGCAAAAGCTCACCAAGCTCGGCCTTGAGATTCCGGACGACATTGCGACGTGTGCGAGGAGTACCCCTTGAGCGGAATCGTCAGCTACGGTCGCCAGGTTCCGACGCGCGAGGCGCCTTCGCGCGACGGCATGGAGCCTCCCCACGACCTCGACGCGGAAGCTGCCGTGATCGCCGCGTTGCTCGAGGAGGGCGAGGGCCTGAAGGCCTATCGGCTCATATCCTCCTTCTTGGCAATGGAGCACTTCTACTCGGAGGCTCACCGTCGCATCTTCGAGGCGGCGTCAGAGGTGTTCTTGAGCGGTAGATCGCTCGACGTCGCGACGGTCGGAAACCAGTTGAACACGAAGGGGCGACTTGCTCAGGTGGGCGGCCGGGAGTTCCTGCTTGGGATCTCGATGTCGTCGCCAGACATGCGCAACGTCCGCGCTCACGCCGAGATCGTATTCGACATGTGGCGCCGACGACAAGCGATCCTGAAGTGCCAGGAGGTCGAGGCGAAGCTCTATCACGGCGCGGTCGGCGGCCACGAGCTCCAGACCTTCCTCGACCTCGAGTCTCGCGAGATGCTCGCGCTCGCGAACAAGAACCCTCGCGCCACTGGTGAGGACATGAGGACGATCCTGAAGCGTGTCCTTCACGCAGGAGCGATGGCAGTCAAGAACGCGATCGAGAGCAAGGGCATGACCATCGGCGCGACGACCTCGCTCGACGCGCTCGACGAGATGTGCGGCGGCATGCTGCCCGGGAAGAAGTTCACGATCGCCGCGCTCCCCGGCCGAGGGAAGTCAGTCCTCGGCCTCCAGATCGCACGCGTGAACGCGGAGCGCGGCATCGGCTCCGTCGTGTTCGCGACCGAGCAGACGAACGACGAGCTCGCCGTGCGCCTTCTCGCCTCGACGGCGGACGTCGACAGCAAGCGCGTCATGCGGTTCATGCACTTCCCGACGCTCGACGTTGCCGAGTGGCACCGTGTCGTAGCGGCGGGGCAGCGCAACGCGAAGCTGCCGCTCGTGCTCGAGTCGGATCATCGTATGACGGTCGACGACATCGTCACGAAGGCGACGACGATGCACCAGACGTTCATGCAGGTGCACGGCGTTCCGCTTGGCGTCGTCATCGTGGACTACCTTCAGCGACTCGCAAGGCCGACCCACATGGCAGCGACCACGCACAAGTCGGAAATCATCGGATACAACACGGCACGACTGAAGACGCTCGCCCAAGACATCAACGTCGCAGTGGTCGAACTGGCGCAGCAGTCGTTCGTGAAAAAGGACGGAAAAATCCTTCCGCCGGCCGAAGGCATGATCGACTATTCACGCGACTGCGAGCGCGAGTCGGACGGAGTCGTCTATCTACAAGACCTCGGTGACGGCGCGTTTCAAGGCGTGGTCACGAAGGTCCGAGAGGGAGGAACAGCGGGCACCTTCCCCATCGACTTCCAAAAGCCCTTCTCCCGAATGGTCGCTTGAGCGCGTCCCTAATTGGGCCACCGATCCGACTCAACTGACCCCTAAAAACCGTGGTTATCAGTGGGGTTATGCAACACCTCCGCCTTCTCGGTATCGACCCAGGCACGAAAGAAAGCGGCGTCGCCGACATCGAATTCGACGGCTCGCGATTCCACTTCGTGTGGACTGGCAGAATCCCCAACGACAAGGTCCACCTCCGAATCTCCTCGGCCCACCTCGTCGCCCTGGAGGCTCCTGGCGGCTCGATGTTCGGAGGCGGCGCGAGGTCGGCGAACATCATCCGAACGTCTTATTGGGCAGGCTGGTTCGCCTGCATCGCCACCGAGCGAGGATGCCGAATTGTGGAGGCTACGGCGAACGAGTGGCGGAAGGCCGTCGTCGGGAGAGCAAACGCGAAGAATGCGCTGATTGCGAAGAAGGTCGTGCCGCTCATTTCCGGGTGGCCGACGAGGTCGAATAATCACCAGCGCGATGCCGCTGGGATGGCCGTTTACGCCGGGCGATTGGTCGCGGCGGAGAGGATGGTGGCGTGATGGATAAGCTCGAAAAGCTCGTGAGTCTTTGCAAGGGCGAGGTTTCGATCACAATCAACGAGCACCGATCGACCTACGACACGATCTTGGAGTTCTTCGACGACCCGAGGGTGGGGCGCGGCGTCAGCGACGAGCTGATCGCTGAGATGGTCAAGCGCGACCAGGTCGTCTGTGTGCAGTTCTATCCGCACACGCCGGTTGGGTGCCACCGGCTCTACCACTACGACATCGAGACCGCGATCGGGGCGGCGCTGGAGATTGCGGAGAAGGAGGTTGCGTGATGACGAGCAAGCAGCAAGTCGAGTCCATCTTCCAGGGCGCGGAGGTAAGAGTTCGCGAGGCGGATGGCTCCTCGCCGCCGCGCTTCCGTTGGAAGGTCACGACCGATAGGCCCATTCAACTCAGCGCGCTCCGCGAGTTGGAGCGGCTCATCGGCCACGACTACATCTTGCTTCGGCCCGCCACCTACGAGCCCGACTACTCCGAACTGACGCCGGGCGACGGGTTCGCGCATGGATACGTCGAGTTCGACTGGAAGGAGGGTGCGTGATGGGCGAACGAATCCAGATCGGCGACATTGTCAGGTCGAGGTACGACGGCGCGGATGGTCCCTATCGCGTGGTCGAGATCGATGGCCAGACGGCGTGGCTGACCGACGAGGGCGACGAGTTCGCGGAATCGGCATCCGACTGCGGCCTCGCGGTCGACTGCGACGATCTCGAGGTTGTGGAGGCGGTTCGATGACTACCCCGCCCCCTGCGCTGCCAGAGCTTCCGTCCGGACTGCCCGAGATCGACATCGGCGGGGTCAAGGCAAAGGCTCGCCACCAAGCCCGCTCCTCCGCCCTCTACGCCCACGTCGTCGCTGAACGCTACTCCCGCCTCGTGGAGAGCTCGGAGCCCGCGGACGCGATGAGGTGCGCGATTGGGGAGGCGGAAGAGGTGGTTAGGGTTTGGCAGGAGGCAATCAAATGAGCAATCGCCAATTCAGCCACTACGTCATCTCAGTCTCCGGCGAGAAGGGTCTCGAACCTTGGCTTGCGGAAGACGATGAAGGCGGATTCAGCATCGTCAACGACCTGACCAGCGCGGAGCCGTTCGAGTCGAAGGCGGAGGCTCGCGACCCGCTCGGGTGGGCTCGCGTCGAGTACGGGCCGGGTGCGAAGACGATGGCCGTCCACTTCCGGACGAAGGTGAGCCCAAAGGTCGAAAGCGACACGTACGACGTTTGGGTCACGCACATCCCGTCCGCCCGAGCGGACGAGTACGCAAGCCGAGATTCGGAAGCCGCGATTGAATTCGCGACCCGGTTCGACCTTGCCGACAACACGGCGATCGGTGTCACGGTGAGGAAGTCCGGAGAGCGCGAGACATCCTCTTGGCGAGTCGAGTTGAATGAGGCTGGGTGGCTCGCGACCCGCTGCGACGGTGGCGTCGGCCTCGAGTACCGGCGGGTGAAGCCGTGAGGTGCATCACGGCGGAGGAGAGGGAGGCTCTCCTGGAAGCTTGCATGCCGCTACCTGGCGTGGACGGTTTCGAGACTCTTTGCCCGATGAACAATGACAAAGAAGCGCTGTATGAACGACTCGTGGCGCTCGGCAACGTACGCGACGTCATGATCGACGGCTTCGATTATCCCGTCATTACCCAGCGCGGGCGCATCGCAATGGCCTGTTTCGCCGCGGTGAATGCGAGGATGGGATGAGGCTCGGACCCAACGACGTCTGGTTCAACGCGGCAGCCGAGAGCCGGAACTACATCACGCCCGAGGACGTCATTGCGGCGCGGAAGTTCGGCGCGATCGGGGAGGACTTCCTGCGCGTGGTGCTCAAGGCGATCGCGATGAAGCGCGCGGAGGACCCGAGCGCGTGTGCATTCGCTGCGACGCGGAGGCTGAACCGGAAGAGTGGGCGGTCGCCGGAGCCGGTGCACACCAAGGCGGATCCGTGACCGTCATCGCCCGACTCATGACCGACGCGCAGGCGGTCGGCAGCGAAGGCCCCTGGGCGGTCATTGACGGGACGACGTTCGACGCCTGCTCCGAGCGCCGGTTCACCTATCGGAGAGAGCGTGCAGGGCGCTTCCCGGACGCGTACACGGCGAAGGTGGTTCTCGGCCGCCAAGCTCGCCCTCTGCCGGAGAATGTTACGTGGCGCTTACTCGACGACGAGGCGAACGAGGTGGGGGAGATGGACGTGAACTACTACGAGATTCAGGAGGTCGAGTGACCCTCCAAGTCCACACCGCCCGCATCAACATCAAGGATCCGGACCGCCTCGACATCACCCGCAAGTCGGGGACGGAAGGGCTGTTTCTCGCGCCGTCGTGGAACATCCTTGGCCCCGCGCTCCTCGCTCGAAAGAGCGGCACTCCCGACATCGAGTGGTGGGGATTCTACGTAAGGGCCTACCTACTCGAGATGCGTGACTCGTACCGCAAGGAGCGTGAGAAGTGGGAGGCGCTGCTCGCTCGCCCTCGCGTCGTCATTTGTTGTTATTGCAACCATCCGGAGCACTGCCACAGGCATCTCCTCCGCACTCGCATCTTCCCAAAGCTCGGCGCGATCGACTGCGGAGAGATTCCGGTCGTTGGGAAGGCGGAACCTCGCGAAGGAGTCGAGTTCGCGCGTGATTAGGTTTCTGTCTCGGAGGTAGCGAGATGGGACAATTGACAGCCGCCCTGGCCTTTGGTGACTTTCTCCCGGTTGGGGTCGACGCCTACTCGGACTCGGAGAGCGGACTACTCGACGAGTTCAACAAGGACCGCAGCGAGGGAGCCGACTTCGCGGAAGTGCCGGCAATCGACCACGACGAAGACCTGGTCGTGTTCCTCGTTGCGATCAGCCGGGGCCAAGTGGACGGAGTGGCCGAGATGAACACGGGCCCTGTCGCCTCTCTCGAGCGCGACCCGGCCTACCGGAAGCCGCTCGCGCGAGCCCGGAGCAACTGGGAGAAGTTCCGCAAGCACGCGGCCAAGCGCGGCGTCGATGTGGGCGACGGGAAGCTTTGGCTCACGCAGGTGGAGGTCGGGTGATGGCGAAAGAAGATGCGCCGCCATTCGTTCGGTACATGGCGTCCACCGGATCGCCGTGCACCTTCGGCGTCGTCAGTGAGTGGGGCGAGTTCGCGACGTGGGAAGACTTCGCGGCTGCGCACCCTGGTGCGAACGAAGCCGAGCAAAAGTTTGCACACGTGGGATGCGATCGGTGCGACTGGAGCATACTTTGCGACGTATTCCACGAGACGAACCCGGTCTCGCCGCTCTCCGCCGACGGAGCCATCGCGTTGCTCGCCGCCGATGTTCACGGCCGGTTCAGTCGCTCCGGTCCGACGACGGTGCGGTGCCGCGCGTGCACGGCCGGAGAGTTCAATTGGATCAAGACCTACCGACTTGCCAGCGAGTCGCAGCGCGCGACACGGGTGGAGGTCATCAGAGTCTGGCGGGCACTGAATAACGAGCTTCACCGAATCGGAATCAAGGAGCTCGTGAGACTCGAAGGCGACGAGACTAAGGCCGTGTTCGTTTTCCCACCATCGGGCAGCGGCGGCTTGTCGTGGCTGGTGAACGTTGCGGACGGACCGTTGAACGAACTGGCTCGCGTCGGCGGGGCGCAGGAGTTGGTTCGCGTTTCGCGCGACGAGGTGAGCGCGCCAAGCGCGGGGTGACCTCCGCAGCGTGATTAGGATTCAATCAGCGGCGACGCCGCGAGGAGAGAAGATGGAAGAGAAAACCGATGCGTTCGCACCGGGCGAGCTGGTGAAGCTGGTGACGGGCTACTCGCCGACCATGACGGTCGAATACGAGGACAGCCAAGGTGTTCACTGCATTTGGTACAACGAGCGAGAGCAGGAGTTTAAGCGACTCGTAACGAGTTTCGGCGCCCTGAAGAAGGTCCCGTGATGCAAGCCACCTTCTCCAAACGCGACATGGTCGGAGTCCTCACCCAGATCGTGAGCGCCGCCGACAAGCGCTCATCCATCCCCGCGCTCGCGTGCGTCCTCGTTGAGGCGGATGGCGAACGCCTCGCGCTTCAAGCGAACAACCTGTTCGTCGGGCTCTCCGGCTCCGTCGTCGCGGAGAAGGTGTCGCGAGGGAGCATCGCGCTCCCCGCGCACCCGTTCCTCGAGCGGGTCAAGGCGATGTCGGACGGGCCCATCGTGCTGACCATCACGGATGGCTCCACGGCGACGCTGAAGGCCCAAGGGAGCGCTCGCAAGTTCGTCCTGCGAGGGATGCCGGGGTCTGACTTCCCGCCCCCGCCACGCCTCGACGATGGGGCGCCAACGACGACCATCTCCGCCAGTGTCCTCGGTGGTCTCGTGGCGAAAGTCGTCGGCGCGATCTCCACCGACGAGTCTCGTCCGCACCTGAACTCGATGCTGTTCGAGTGGGATGGCCCGACCGTTCGCGCGGTATCGACGGACGGCCACCGACTGCACCTCGCCGAGACGACGGTGGAGGGCGTCGGCAATCTCACGATGCTGATTCCGCTCTCGGGAGTGAACCAGATCAAGAAGCTCTGCGAGGCGGCCGACACGGTGTCGATCGGGCGCACGGGGTCGAATGCCTTCTTCACCGCCGGCGGCTTCACGTTGGCGGTCAAGCTCGTCGACGCGACGTTCCCTCCGTACCGCCAAGTCATCCCGCGCGACCCGCTGTTCAACGTCGAGGTGAGCGCGCGCCAGCTCCGCGACGTCCTTCGTGCGGTGGCTGTCTCGGCGAACGAGAGAACGGGCGGCGTGAAGCTGATCTTCGACAAGGGTGCGACCGTGCGGCTCGAGGCGCAGTCGGTCGATGGTGGTGAGAGCGAGGACATCGTCACGCTCGACACCGAGTGGACCGGGCCCGCGTTGGCGATCGGAGTGAATGCCGGTTACGTCATCTCGGCGTGCGAGGCCCTCGGCGACGTGAGCGTGAAGCTTGGGCTGACCGGGGAGCTCGACCCGATGCTGATGAGTGTCGAGGGTGGGAGCTTCGTCATCATGCCCATGCGCTGCGACTGAGGCCGAAAAGGAGAGTATTCATGTATTGTTTGACCCGACTGTTCGACAGCAACAACCACCACAAGGAACTCTTGTGCATCTTTCGCCAGAAGGACGGACACCCCATCTCTCATGGCGCCGACCTCATCGAAATATTCAAGAACAAGCGGCTCGTAAACGGGGACCCTCGGGATGAAAACTACTTCACCAACGTGGGCGAAGTGGCCGTCCACCTTGTCTCCGCCCTGAGTGCGCGCGCAAAGATCCTCATCTGGCCAGTGGGCGACAGGATGTGGAGCGGAGCATACGAGTACCATGTGATCGTCCCGAACAAGGGGCCGGTCAATATGCCGCTGGATGTGCCGATCGTGCTGAAGGCGTTCGCCGTGCGCATGGTGCCTGAACTGGTCGAGTGCAGGTCTGTCGACTCTGACGTGTCGATCCACGAAGAGTCGGTCTCGATCTTCGACGCAGAGTCGTTACCCGGACCGGAGGCGAAGTGAGCTGCCACCAATCGTTCTACGTGGGCCCGTATCTCCAGTACGCAAAGGCAAAGAAGGGCGTGTCGACCTACGACGTACTGGAGGACGAGGACTGTCTCTGTCCCGCGTTTCCGATGACCGGCTCGCAGGGCGAGCATGGACTCATCCTGACGCCCAATCGTCGCGTGCCTGGCGTGACTCAGCGGCAGTACGATCGCGAAGACAGCGACTGCGCCTCGCCCATCGACCCGAAAGAGGTCACCCGCGCGGTGGTTAAGTTCCGAAAGGAGTTCGCAAAGGAGATCGCCGCCCTCGACGCGGCGCACGGCACGAAGGGAGAAGTCCACTTCGGAGTCGTCGTCTCCTGGTCATAGAAAGGAACCCGCCGTGTCCGACGACGCCGAAGAGATCAAGAGCCTCCGCTCTCTGGTGGAAGAGCACGAAGCGATGGAGGAACTGGCCTGGCGCTTCTGCGCAGCCGACGCCGCCATCGGAATACGCGCGCAGAACATGGGCGACGTCAAAGGCTCGGCCGTGTTCGACGAGGAGGCCTCCCACAAGAGGCACCTCCAGCTTCGCGAGGAGCGCCACCGTTGGGCCGTGAACCGGCTCCGCGCGGTCGACGCGACGCTCTGGGCGATTGGCCCCGATGCACGCTCGGCGCTCACCCTCGCGTTCACACCGGGCGGCCGTGTGGAGTCAAAGATTGCCACCCACTTCGAGGTCGCGTTCGGCCTCCATCGTGCGAGCATCCTCGGCTTCGCGCTTCGCTCGCGGGCGATGCGTCTTGCGTGGGCGCAGCACCACAAGGACATCACGATGCCGGACCAAGACCAGCTTCTCCGGCTGGTCGAGAAGGCCCACCCGAGCGTGCTGAAGGGCATCATGCGCGGGGCGATGAACGAGCTCCGCCCTCACCTCGCAGAGTACCTCGAAGCGCGCGCGGTGCGGCTCTCGCTGGAGCGTCGCGAGCGCGAGAGACTCGAGCGGCAGAAGGAGGCTCGGTGTCGTGAAGCGGTGCGCAAGTCGCACGAGCGAATCTGGGGGAAGGCGTGAGTCTGCCGGACCTCTCGGCGCCAGTGCCGTCGCTCGTTCACGCGCTCACGCCGCCGCAGGTTGCGCAGATGATGGGGTGGTCTCGCCGACGCGCGTTTCGGTACCTCAAAGAGGCCAACGCGCGCATGGGCGGGACGCTGCTTCACAACGCCAACGAGGGCGGGAAGAGGCCGCGGTGGACCGTTGCAGCGGGGACACTGAAGCTCCTCGCGCCGCAGCTTTTCAACGAGCACGAGCGGGTCCAGAAGGAACTGGAATTCGTGCGTGACTACGCCTCGTCGACGGTGGCGACTCTCGACGAGTTGAGGGCGAAGGTGTGGGTGCTGGAGCAGCAGATGATTATGGTTTTGGACAAGCTGGCGTGGAAGGCGGTGGAAGGGCCATGACCCTCTACATCAAGGACCGCAACATCGCCGGCGGGACGACCGCGGAGGCGGGCGAGCTTCTCCTCGACGAGGACGGCGAGCGCTGGCGCGTCCTGAAGCGCGACGCGGGGTGGCTGACGCTCGAGCGGGCGGAGGACTACGAGACTTGGCTGTCCCACGAGAAGGCCGTCCAGGAGGCAAAGGAGCGCGAGGCGACGCGACACCTGCGAGACCCGCGGATTGCTTCGATCGACAGGGCGCTATGGCGGTACAGGCGAGAGCTTGAGGCGTTCCCGCTCGTCGTTGGGAGTTGCTGCCGCGACTGCGTTTACGGAGGCGACCCGCGCTACGTGCGCTTGCGTGACAAGGTCGACCGAGTCGAGGGTTGGCGCGGGATCCTGGCGGAGAAGTTGCGGGTGCGGATTGAGCGAGAGAAGCGGATTGATGCGCTCGACGTGAAGCGCGAGCCGGTCATCCGTCGGATTTACGATTCTGCGTGAAGTAGAGGAACGAATGAATCGGAAGTATCACTTCGAGGCGAGGGCAACATGAGGCGAGTCATTCTCGAGAGTCCGTTCGCGGGCGAGGTCGAACAAAGCGTCGCGTACGCCCGAGCGTGCCTGCGGGATTGCCTGCTTCGGGGCGAGGCTCCGGTCGCGAGTCATTTGCTGTACACGCAGCCCGGCGTGCTTCGGGACGAGGTCCCCGAGGAGCGCGCGCTCGGCATCGAGGCGGGCCTTGCGTGGGGCAAGGAAGCCGAGGCGACGGTGGTCTACACGGACCGCGGAATCTCGCGCGGGATGCAGTTCGGGATCGACCGCGCGCACCGCGAGGGCCGGCCCGTCGAGTTTCGGACGTTGGAGGGTTGGGCATGAATCCGATTATCGCATGCGATCGTGTCAGGGACCGACTCGTCATCACGGTGGCGTGCCAAGGCGCCGCCTTTGCGTCGAAGACGGCCCGATGCTGGAGATCCGACGAGTCGAACACCGAGGAATCCTACGAGACTCACGTCTATCCGTGCGACAGCGACGGCAAGCCGTTCATGTACGCGGAATGCGACTTCGACTGGATGTGCCTGGGGCGCATCACCGTTCGCGATCGCGCCGATGCCTTGGCAACCCACGAGCGGACGGTGCGGAGCTTCGAGGCGCTCTGGGCTTGGCCCAGGTGCGTGCGAAAGAAGGTCGCGTTCGGCAGCAAGGGCGAGGGCGCGGCATGATCGACCGCTTCCTCTCCCGCATCGCCGACCTTGCCGAGCGCGCCGTCGTCGCACTCGAGTCACTCGACCCGAGCAACAAGCCGCCCGCGCCCGTGGCCCAGAAGCCCGAACGCCGCTACCGACGCCAGGCGCCCGGGAGCATCCACCCCGACCAGTGCCCGTGGTGCCTCGGATTCGACGCTAGGACGTCGGAGCAGCGCGCGGCGATGGTAGCGTGGCGGCGACTGCACCCGAGGTCGCAGAGGACCGCGTGCAAGGGGTGGCGGAGGTGTCGGTTTGTGGGGGCGGTGGCCCGGCCGAAGCCGACGCGCGGCGAGTCGGAAGGCCGATGGCTTTGGGAGGACCCGGAACTCCTGCGCCAAGTGGTCGAGGGAGAGCTCGGCAACGCGTCGGAGGCAATCGTGTGCCTCGCCCGGAGCGCGAGCGGCGGGTCGATTCGCGTGGCGTTCCAGCCGTTCAACGAGCGGACGCTGAAGATGGTGGGGGATCTGCTCGCGGTGCACGTACGGCCCTACATTCCCGCGTCGTGGAAGGTCACGATGGCGGGGACGAGTCCGAGGATTGGAGGGCCGGCGAATGGGAACTTTGGGCCGATGGGGGAGAGCAAATGACAACCAGAATCTACGGTGCGAGCGACGACCTAATCGAGTTCGACGGTGACGTGCGTGGCGAGGTTGGCGCGTACATGCGCGACGGCGATCACGCGACCGTGTTCGTCTCGGACGGCACCGTCCTTCGGGTCGCGTACGGCGACGACGCGGACCGCGGGATCTGGAAGATCGCAGTGGTCGAGAAGGGCAGCCTCTTCGACACCATCGCCGTGTGCACCGACGAGGACGCAGATCCGCACTCGGATGAGGCGTTCTTCAAAGACGGGCTCAAGTGGGCTTACGTTGCCAAGCAGGGCGCGGAGCGGGTGAAGTGACTCCGCGAGCGTGCGCCCGTTGTGGTCGACGAGATGGCCTGAACGTCGAGGCCTGGATCCACCATGGGGCGAAGCTCGAGTGCATCGACCGCAAAACGTGTGAGCGGGCGAAGAGGAAGGCGACTCGGCGTTCGCGAGGGGTCGAAAAGAAACCGGCTGGTACCAATCGGTGACGGCGCGCTTGCTCGACAACGCCGCCCTCGCTCAGCTTCCTGACGGCGCGCGAATCGTCGTGACGTGGAGTGGCGGGAACGGGCCGCATCGCTACGTCCTCCGGCGCGACCAGTTCGGGGCGCTCTTCGCCGAGACCGACTTCGCGCACGGCAACACGCGTCATCGGCTCGACGTGGTCGGGCGCCATCCGCTCACGCAGGTGTGGGCGGAGGAGTCCTGACGATTTCCGCGCTTTGATTCTCGGGGGTTCGGAACAATCGACGGGACTTGGATTGACTGGGCGCCCAGTCACCCGTAAGCTTTGGTTATGACGACGACGAAGACCACCAGCGAGAAGCGAGCGGAAGTCAGCTACAACGGCGCCGGTCGGTGGCACGTGGTGTTCGGTCGCAACGACCGAGGCGCCTTCCTCGTCTCGGCGGCCAAGCCCTCGCGCTTCTACGCCAGCGAGAAGGGCGCACGTAAGGCCGCCTCGACTTGGTGCGCGTCGTGACCGACCTCGCAGTTCGTGCCACCATCTCGGCAGTGGTGGCCACGTTCGAGGCTACCGCCCAAGTCGTCCGCTCGAGCTTCGCCGCTCTAGACGAAGCGGAGCTCGCTCTGGCGCGGACTCTCGGCGAGAGCGATCGCGTCCCGCTGACCGGGTCAAACAATCGCTGGAGCAGTTCCTACGCTCAGCCTGCGGTCGAGCGCGCTCTTCGTGAGGCGCGGCGCCACGTTTGGGGGAGCCTGGTCAAGAAGCTCGACATGCGCCGCTTCATGTCGGTCGCCGAGTGGGAGGCCTTCGACCACCAGCTTCGGAACGACGAGCCGCCCCCGGTGAGCTTGGACTTCATCCACGACTTCATGCGCCGGCTCGTGGCGAACATGCCCAAGATGCACGAGCGCGCCGTGCTCGAGGTCTTCGACTGGCTTCGCCCTCGCTCGGAGGTTTCACGATCCCACAAGACCAACGAGGTTTTCCAGATCGGAAAGAAGGTCGTGCTGCCCCGCGAAGTCAAGCCCTACGCCAGCGGGCGGTTTGGTATGACCCTGCACTACAGCGACCAGAAGCTCCTCGCGCTCGAGAACGTGTTCTGTGTTCTCGATGGCGCCGCGAAGGGCGAGTCGTGGCGCCCGGAACTCGCGTTGGCGATCGAGGCCTCGTCGTCAAGCACGGGCGAGACTCGCTGGTTCCGCTTCAAATGCTACCAGAACGGGAACCTCCACCTCGAATTCACTCGCCCGGACCTCGTCGCGCGCATCAACCAGATCGGTGGCGCTCGGAGTCTGAAGGCCGCGTCGTGATTGACCCCGAGCTCGACCAGCCCGAGACTGCGGACATGGTCCGAACGTCCCGCCGCACGATGAACGTCCCCGAGTCTCAGCGCACCACCCACCGCCTCAGCGTGCGCATGAGCGAGACGCTTCGTGACAAGCTCGAGGGCGACGCTGAGGCGTACGGGCTCACGCTCGCCCAGGTGATTGAGGTCTACCGGGAGACGGCGGAGGCGAGCGGGAAGCTTGCGGCGGCGCTACGGGCGGCAGCGGCTAAGGCGTAGTCGGATCGGCGGTCGTTGAACTATTTTCGGTAATCGACCGTGGACCCGTTGACTGGGCGCCCAGTCACCTTCATACTAGGTTCATGAAGACGACGACGAACCAGCGAATCATCAAAGACTGCAACCGCCGCCTCGTGGGCCTCCGTGCCGAGATCGCCGACACCAAAACCCACTACGCGGGGCACCCCGGACAGGCCCTGATGCTCCGCACGCTGGAGCAGGACGTCGCCCGGCTCGAGTACCGCATCCACCTCCACACCTGAGAAGGCCGGGCCCCGAAAGGGGCCCACCCTCCGAACGGTACCACCCAGTTTCTTTCCGCCCCTCCCGCGCCGGGCTAGAACGCCCACGTGACCGACGACGAGCGCGACCTCCTGGGCGAAGTGGCGGAGCACCTGCGCGCCTTCGTGCTCGCCCGCCGCAAGCCGTTCAAGAAGATCGCCGCGCCGACGACCGAGGACCTCCGCCGCGAGGGCGTGCGCCACCTTCGCGCGCTGGGGGCCCAAGCGCACTTCGAGACGGACGATGCGGCCATCGCCAAGGCCGCTCGAGCGGATGCGCTCCTGGGCCGGATAGAGCGCGGGGAAGTGGCGGTGATGACTCCGAACGAGTGGGACCGGTTTGTCGGCGCGGAGGGCGCTGACGAATGAATGGTACTGGACGGTTTCTTTCCGACCCTGTTTGAACAGCCCCGAGCCCACCCGCTCGGGGCTTTTTTCTTGCCCGTCGTCCGGCTGCCCGCGTCCCAACATCCGCCGTGGAGGGACACGGTGCGGCTATCAGGTTGAGCGCCGGGCCAACGCGTACCGGATCCACCTCCCTCCTCTGGCCGATGGGGCGGGCCGGGCGCTCGCTATTCCCATGCCGCGCGACCCGAACAAGCCGATCTCCCACGCGAAGGCGACCGGGCAGATTATCAGCCCTCGCGGTATCGAGGCGACGATCGAATCCGCCGAGCGCGCGCGCAAGGCCTGCGAGATGCGGTCCGCCGGCGCGAACTTCGAGGAGATCGCGCGAGAGCTTGGCTACGCCGACAAGAGCGGCGCATGGCGCGCGGTGCGAAACACGATCGCAAAGCTCCCCGTCCCAGCAGCGAAAGAGCTTCGAGCGACGCAGATCGACGAGCTTCTCGAGATCCAGCGCGCGCACTTCCCGCACGCGATCGGGATGATCGAAGGTTCGCCGATTCTCGACGAGGACAACGAGCCCGTCCTCCCGTCGAAAGATGCCGCCGAGGTCCACCTGAAGGCCGGCAAGCGAATCGCCGAGCTCTACGGGCTCGACCAGCCGAAGTCCCTCCGAGTGGAGATGGACCGGCAGATGAGTGAGCTGCTCGACCGGCTCAAGAAAAACCTTCCCCCGGATGTCTATGAGCAGGTCCTTGCCATCGCCGCTGCGGATGATGGCGAAGGCGAGGCTGACGGAGATTCAGCGACAGAAGCAGGCGGCTCTGCAAGCGAAGAGGCCGAAGGGTCCTGACGCTTTCGCGGAGTACCGCGAGGACCCGGTCGGCTTCGCTCGCGACGTCCTGAACAAGCGCCTTTGGCCTCGCCAGGAGGAGATTCTCCGCTCGCTCACGACCGAGCCCCGCATCGCGGTGCGCTCGGGTCAGAAGTGCGGCAAGTCGCTCGTCGTCGTCATCGCCGCGCTCTGGTTCGTGTGCTGTTTCCCTGGCGCCAAGGTCGTCATGACCGCGCCGACCGCACGACAAGTGCGAGAGATTCTCTGGAACGAGCTCCGGCTCGTTTGCCAAGCCGCGATTCGGCCGCTCGGGGCCTCGCCAGCCAAGACGCCATCGGGCGGAATGCGGTTCTCGGACGGTCGCCAGATCATCGGGTACACCGTTTCCGAGACCAAGAGCGAGGCCCTGGCCGGCACGTCCGGCTCGACGCTCATGTACGTGATCGACGAGGCCTCAGGCTTCTCGAACACGCTGTTCGACGCCATCGAGGGCAACCTCGGCGGCTCGAAGTTCGGCCGACTCCTCGCGATCTCAAACCCGACCCAGCCGAGCGGCTTCTTCTTCGACGCGTTCCACCGTTCGGCGTCCACGTGGCGACGATTCGCGCTCTCCTCGGAGGAGGCGTCGCAGTACGCCGACGACTTCCCCGGGCTCATGCGAGCCGAGACGATCAAGCGCAAGGCGCAGGACGTCGGTCGCGATTCGCCCTGGTTCCGCATCCGCGTTCTTGGCGAGTTCCCCACCTCGGCCATCAACTCGGTCGTATCGCTCGCTGACGTCGACGCCGCGAAGGATCGATTCCTCGACGAGACCCTTCGTCGCATGTGCCTCGCGCACATGGCCGGTCGCGAAGACACGACGAGCAAGGTCGACAGCATCTCGAATCGTGAGATCTGCGCGCTCTACGGGCCCCAGGACGGGGCGCTTGAGCTCGGGGTGGACGTTGCCCGCTTCGGCGACGACGCGACCGTTATTCGGCCTCGCAGGGGCCGCTACCTCCTGCCCTACCGCACGGTCCAGGGATTCGACTCTCAGGCTGTTGCCGGCGTCGTCATCGCGATCGCGAAAGAGCTTCGGCACGGTGACGAGCGAGTCCTCGTCAAGGTCGACGGGATTGGCTACGGCGCAGGCGTCGTCGACGCGCTTCGGCGAGACGAGTTTCGCCCATACGTCGAGGTCATCGACGTCAACGTCGCGAAGGTATCCGACGACCCCGAGCGCTTCCCGAATCTGCGAACGCAACTCTGGTTTGCGATCTCCGAGTTCCTCAAGAACGGCGGCTGCCTTCACGACGCCAAAGGCGACGAGGACGGCAAGCTCGACGCCGAGCTTCTGACGCCCACGTACAAGGTCGACCCGCAAGGGCGCCACGTCGTCGAGCCCAAGGCCGACACGAAGGCCCGACTCGGCCGCTCTCCTGACCGCGCGGACGCGACAGCGCTCGCCATCTACAACGCCCGCCCGATGCGCATCGTCGCACCGAGCAACAAGCCGAAGGCCACCTCGCGATGGGGTGAATCGCGAGGGTTCTAACGCATGCGCCACCACTTCGCTCGAGCCGCCTACGCACTCGCACGTGCGTTCGGCGCGGCACCCGTCGTGGAGCGCGCGATCTCTCGCACGGGCATGACCGCGCGCGTGATGCCGGACCAGGCAATCTGGCATCAGTTCCAGCGCATCGGCGGCTCACTCACGCCCCAACGCGTCTCGTGGATTCTGCGCCTCGCCGACACCGGCGACCTCACCAGCTACATCGACCTCCTCAACGAGTCGCGGCAGAAGGACGGCCACCTCCAGGGCATTCTCTCGCAGGTCGAAGAGTCGATCGCGGAGCTGGACTGGACGCTCACGGTCCCCGAGCAGTCGCGGAAGAAGGACCGAACCGCGTGCGCGTGGGTCGAGTCTCGACTTCGCGCGACGACGGGGCAGAGCAACGACGACACGAAGAGCCTCGGCGACCTCATCTCGCATCTCTCGGGCTCGTTCTACTACGGCCACGCGGTCGCAGAGACGCACTGGGAGAAGACGAGCGATAAGAAGCTCGCGCCCAAGGGCTTCGAGCTTCTGGCGGCTCGTCGATTCGGCTACCGACAGGGCGACGCGGCGTTCATCTGGCGCGACGAGACCACGGGATACGAAGGCGTCCGCCTCCAGGAGGCGCACCCTAACAAATTCATCATCGCCCAGGTGCGCGTCAACGGCGATGTGCCCGTGCGCGAAGGTCTCGGCCGCGTGCTCATGTGGTGCGCGCTCTTTCGCAATTGGTCGCTCTCGGACTGGCTTCGAACGGCCGAACTGGCGTGGAAGCCGTGGCGCATCGGCACCTATCAGAAGGGCGCGAGCGACAAGGATATCGACGCCCTGAAGGCCGTCGTGGACGACCTTGTGACGTCGGGCTCCGCGGTTCTCCCCGAGACCACCAAGTTCGATGTCGAGTGGCCCGGCGGGTCCGGCGGCTCGTCGTCGCGCCCCACGCATTCCGAGCTCCACAACGTCATCGCGCAGGAGATGAGCAAGGCCGCACTCGGCGCGACCGAGACGGTTCAGTCGTCTTCCTCGTCGGGCTACGCGCAGGCGAAGGTCCACGCGGGAGTCACCAAGACGATCCTTCGTGCTCGCGCGCGACAGATCGCAGCGGTCATCACGCGCGACCTCGTGCGACCGATGATCGAGCTGAACTTCGGCAAGGACGTCGTCATCCCGACGTTCGCGTTCACGCTCCCCGACCCGGTCGACATCCAGCAGTTCGGTAAGGGCATCAAGGACCTCACGGCGGCGGGCGTAAAGCTCTCGCAGTCGTGGGTCCGCTCGCGCATTGGCGCGCCTGAACCGAAGGCGGACGAGGAGCTTCTCGTCCCAATTGGCGCCAGCGAGGGCGCCCCAAACACGAATGGTGAACCGAGCGACGGTGACACCGACGGAGGCGAAGATGCCGGAGACGGAGAAGCCGATCCCCAGGCTGCGTGACCGGGCGATGCCCGAACGCCAGTCGATTCGCGCGGCCATCGAGAACGAAAAGGCGCGCCTGAAAGAGGCGTCCAAGCTGGCCGAGAAGGCCAAAGAAGAGGCCGAATATGGCTGACGGTTCTACCCCCGAGGCCCCGAGCCT